TCACAGACCGCTGGCGCTCTGACATGGGTAGTGATTCGTGGCTATCTAAAAACATCAGGCCAATGGCTTTGATCGCAATATTTGTAGCGTTCTTCCTGTTCACAATGATGTCAGCGTTTGGTTACAACGCACAAGAGTCCTACGTCAACTTGCTGGGCCAGTGGGGACAGATTATTTTCCTCGCGTACTTTGGCGGACGCACAGTCGAGAAGTTGGCTGACATGAAACTGAGCAAGAAATGACCCCACACTTCACCCTTGCGGAACTGACCGCTACCAACCACCGCACACTGGACAACACGCCAAACGAAGCCGAAACTGCCAACCTCCAACGCCTTGCTGAGTTCTTGGAACAGGTCAAGGAAGCGCTGGATGGCAAGCCAATTATGGTGAACTCTGCCTTCCGCAGTAAGGCTGTGAATGATGCAGTTGGAAGTCGAGATTCCAGCCAGCATAGGGTCGGCGTAGCTTGCGATTTTCGGGTTCCCGGTATGACTCCTGATGAGGTTGTCAGGGCGGTCATAGCTTCTGGCTTGGAATACGACCAGATCATCCGTGAGTTTGATGCTTGGACACACATCAGTATCTCAAACACTGTTAATACTCCGCCACGAAAGCAGGCGTTAATCATCGACAAGGCTGGGACACGAATGTTTGCTTAGAGCGCACTTACCACCTAAAATGAACAAAAGAAAGGGTGTCGCAAAATGACAGTCGCCGCCGTAATGACCTACGACTCATTGGTCGAAAACATCCAGTCTTATCTGGAGCGCACCGATACCGCTACTCTTGACAAAATTCCTTTGTTCATCATGTTGGCGGAACAGACTATTGCCAGCCAGATTAAGTTTCTTGGAAACCTGATTGTCAACAGCAGCACCATGGTGGCAAGCTCCCCGATCATTGACAAGCCTGCGCGGTGGCATAAAACAGTGTCAATGAATGTGACGGTTGCAGGCAGTCGCCAGCCAATCCTGCTTCGCAAGTACGAGTACATGCGCGAGTATTGGCCTGACGCTACGGCAACGGAAGTTCCCAAGTTCTATTGCGACTACGACTACACGCACTGGCTGGTAGCCCCAACCCCCAACTCGGGATACACCTACGAGGTCATTTATTACGAGCGTGTGCAGCCTCTGGACTCAACCAATCAAGTCAACTGGTTCACTATTTACGCTCCTCAAGCCCTGCTGTATGGCTCACTTTTGCAAGCCATGCCGTTCCTCAAGAACGACAGCAGGATTCCAATATGGCAACAGCAGTACCAAGGCATCATGCAAGCGCTGATGGTCGAGGACAAGCTTCGTATTGCCGATAGACAAGCAATGGTGGTGGACTCATGAGCTTTAACAGCCCCTTCAGCGGTAACGTCGTACAGCCAACCGACGTAAGTTACGCTTCATACACAATCTCGGCAGACACCCAGCTACAGTGGCCTATCAACAGTGAGCCAAATGTCAACTACGCCGCCCGGATCATGCAGATCACGGCGACAGTGGGTAGCCTTAAGCTGATCATGCCACCGGCCAACCAAGCTTCGGTTGGTCAAGACGCTCTGATTCGCAATATTGGCGCAAACACATTTACCGTGGTGGACTACGCTGGCAACACGATCATCTCTGTTGCTGCGGGGCAGGCGCAGTACATCTACATCACCACCAACGCTACAACCGCTGGCACATGGGGCATCATTGCCTTTGGCACAGGGACTTCATCCTCTGATGCGACAACTCTGGCTGGTGCTGGATTGGTGGCACAGTCCACCACACTGAACCAAAGCCATCCAGTTTCGTACATTGCGAACAATGACACTTTTGTTTCCTCAGACCGTGCGGAAATGCATGTTTGGACTGGCGGTGCAGGAACCATTACGCTTCCACTGGTAAACGTGGTTGGTGACAACTGGTTTGTCATGGTTCGCAACGCTGGTACGGGAACGCTGACTGTCAACACATCTGGCGGACAGCTTTTGGACGGCAGTGCAACCAAGCTCTTCCAGCCGGGTGACTCTGCGTTTATCGTCTGTACTGGGACTGACTACCTTAGCGTTGGCTACGGTCAAGCCACTGACTTTTCGTTCTCAGCTTTGTCTTATGCGGTCACAGGCGGCTCATACACCCTGACCGCCAACGAAGCCGCAAACACTATCCAAGAGATTACTGGAACGCTCTCGTCCTCAGTGACAATTGTTTACCCACCCGTGGTGAATCTATATGTCATCAGCAACCAGACATCCGCAGGCGGCAACTCGCTGACCGTAAAAACCGCAACGGGCACTGGCGTGGTAGTACCGCCCTCCTCGCAAGTGACGGTCATCTGCGATGGCGTGGACTTTTTTAACGCCAACACCACGCAAATTGGTGCAACGGCTATTTCTCTAATTTCTGGAACAGCCGCCTCACCCGCTATTAACTTTATAGCGCAAACCAACACGGGTATGTTCTACACCACAAACACTGTGGCGTTCTCCGTGATTGGCACACAGCGTCTATCTGTAACGGTTAACGGTATTGTCGTGAATGGCTCGGGCACGTTCACCGGGGGTGTTAGCGGGGGCGTATTTTAATGACTGAAAAAGTCTTTGCTCTAGACACGCTTGCTGGAATCCAGCGGGACGGCACTGTCTTTGACAAGAGCTTTTACGTTGATGGTCAATGGGTTCGGTTCCAGCGTGGACGACCCAGAAAGATGCTTGGATACTCGCAAATTACCGATGATTTGGCAGGCCCATCTCGCGGCATTTTTCAAGACTCAACCTCTGGTTTGAGCCGTGTTTACAGCGGGTTTGAAAATGGTTTGCAAGTTGTTGCGTTAAACAACGTGGGTGTCGGATCGGCTACCAGTGACTTTACATTCGGCGGCAAGATCTTAACCTTGTCAGCAATTACTGCTGGCGGAATAAATTACACAAACGGGACTTACAAAAACATCGCCCTCACAACAGTGACAGGAATTGGCAGTGGCGCAACTGCTGACATGACTGTTTCAGGGAATGCTGTGACAGCGGTTACGCTTGTAAATGGTGGCAACGGTTACTCGTACCTCGACACGCTGTCAGTAGCGCCTGCATCAATTGGTAACGGTATCGCAACCACAACATCGTTGGTTGGCGGCACTTTGTACGGAAATGGAAGCTACCTTTCTGTCCCGCTGTCCTATGGATCAGGCTCCCCGTCAACAGGCGGGGCGGGATCTGGCGCAACAGCAAACATCACGGTGGTTGGCAACGCTGTGACCAGCGTGGCAATTCAAAATGCTGGCGTTGGCTACACCGTGAACGATGTTTTGACTTGCGCCAGCAACTTCATTGGCGGCGGCAGCGGCATCATCAGCACCTACGGCGGCTTGGTTGGCGGTCAGTTCTACACCTCTGGAACTTACACAAATGTTTCTTTCATTGGAGGATCGGGTTCTGGAGCCAAGGGAACTGTCACCGTTGGAACAAATTCAATTGACTCTGTGTACAACATTGTCAGCGGCGGAAACTACACCAACGGAAGCTTTTCAAATGTTCCGCTCACGGGTGGATCTGGAACTGGGGCGACTGCCATCATTTCGGTTTCGGGTGGCAATGTTATTGATGTCACCATGGTCTTGGGCGGCAACAACTACGCTGCAAACGATGTGCTCTCGGCCACTGCGGCCAGCATCGGTAATGGCATTGCTACCATTTCGGTAACAAACATTGGATCGGGCTACCCCAACGGGATCTACTCAAACGTCCCACTGACCAACACGGTTGGAACTGGCTCTCTGGCTCTTGCAACCATCACGATCTCTGGTGGCGTTGTCATTGCATGCTCAGTGTCGTATGCGGGTATTGGCTACGCAGTGACCGACACCTTGACGGCAAGCAACACCAACCTTGGTGGCTCTGGTTCAGGATTTCAGGCAGCGCCAGCAACCATCACCACCTCGACTGGATTTCAGTGTCAGGTCAATTCTGTGACCACAGGCTCCGTGACCCAAGTGGTGTTGACCGACGACGGACTTGGCTATGCCGCAGGCGACATCCTTAGCGCTCCTGCTGACGACATAGGCAAAAAGAGCGGCATCATTGGCTCCCTTGGCGGCATCACTGGCGGTAGTTTTTACACAAGTTCCACCACCGCAACAGGCACTGGAAACATTGCTGGAACCGTGATGAACATCACTGCGGTGGCTTCAGGCTCCTATGTCCTTGGTCAAACCATCACGGGCACTAACGTCTCTCCCGATACCACAATCACTTCCTACGGAACGCCTACAGCCACTTTGGCATCCGTGGTGATCACTGGTGTCGCTGGGCAATTCAGTTGCACAGCAACCACTTTGGCAGTAGGTAACACGGTCACCATCAGCGGAACGTTTGGCGGCACTGGAAGCATTACTGGGTACGCAAATCCAACTTCTTACCTGATTTCCGACACCAACGGAACCACCACATTTAAGCTGACAACCTTGTCGGGTGTTGCGGTGGTGACTACAGCAGGAACGCCCACAGGCTTGACATACAAGCTATTTGGCGGGATTGGCTCATACAACGTAAGCAAATCACAGACAGTCACCTCGACCACCCTTTCGGCGCTTGGTATCTTTAGGGACACACCTTTGACGGGTGGCACGGGTACGGGAGCTACGGCCAACGTAACGATCACGAGCGGAGTTGTGTCCAATGTGACTCTGGTAGAACCCGGCGTGAACTACGCTGTTGCAGACAACCTTACGGCCGCATTTGCTGGCGTGACCAACGGTGTAGGTAGCGGAACTGCGCTTGTCGGCGGCACTTTGTACACCAATGGAAGCTTTGCAAGCGTTCCCCTGACAGGTGGCACGGGCGCTGGCGCTGTGGCAACAATTACCGTCTCGGGCAACACCGTGGTGGGAGTTGTAATGACAAAACCCGGCACTGGTTACACCGTGGGCGACACGCTTACCTGCCTTGCCAGTTTTATCGGAAATGGTGTCAACTCAAACGCAATCACCACCGCTGGAGCAAACTACCCTGATGGAACTTACCCCAACATTCCGTTGACGGGCGGAACTGGTCAGTTGGCAACTGCCAACATCACGGTCACGGTTGGTGCTGTAACCGCATTTGCAATTTCTAGCAGGGGTGTTGGGTACACAGTAGGTGACACTTTGTCGTTTGCCGCTACATCAATTGGCGGAAACACCAACGGCATAGCAACTTTTGGAGCCATCACCGCAGGAACAAACTACACCAACGGCGTGTGGACAAACGTACCCTTAACAGGTGGTGCAGGCACGGGTGCAACAGCGCAAATCACCGTGGCTGGCAATGTGGTGACAGCAATCACTATCACCAACAAGGGTAACAACTATGTAGTGGCAAACAGCATGTCTTGCCTTGCCCAATACATTGGCAATGGCATCAACACTATCGGAACCATCAGCGGTGGCTCTGGTTACACAGGCAACGGCATTGCAACGCTTGGCACAATTATTCCCGGCAACACTTACGTCAACGGCACATACGTCGGTGTTCCTGTGACCAGCTTGACAGGATCTGGTGCTGGCGCTGTCGTAACAGTTGTTGTTTCAGGAGGCGCTGTTACTGCTGTCACGTTTGTCAACCCACAAGACAAGGGATATGGATACGCGATTGCTGATTCGTTGACCGTAAGTTCAGTTTTTATTGGCGGAACAGGTACAGGGTTTTCGGTTCCTGTCGCTACGGTTGGCGTTGCCACTTTTACAGGCGTGTCGTTGATTGGCGGCACTGGTAGCCTTTCAACCGCTGATATTGTGGTTAATGGCGGGGCGGTAACAACTGTCACCATGGTAGATCGCGGGATTGGGTATGTGGCTGGAAACTTGATGTCGGCCAACGCATCGAACATCGGTGGCACTGGTTCTGGATTCTCCTTTCCCGTCGTAGCAGCCTATGCAAGCAGTGGCTTTGCAGTCCCTGTGGCAACCGTGGTGACAAGCTCAGGGTTTACAAGCGTCCTGACCGCCCCCTTCGCAAGTTCTGGATTTCAGTTTAATGTGGCATCGCTTGGTAGCGCAGGAGGTTTTAGCATCCCTGTGACATCGGTTTTGCAGAGCAACGGCTTTCAGTTTGCAATTTTGGCGACCACGGCAAGCTCAGGCTTTCAGTTCAATGTTGGATCAATCTACGCAAGCTCAGGCTTTCAGATTGCTGTTAACACGGCGGAAAATGATTTCACCCCAAGTGTCAACAATTTGTGGCAACTGGACACGCTGTACAACGTGGCGGGTGGGGTGAACGATATTTTGGCGCATCCGGGCCAAAACTTGAACCAAATAGACAGCACCACCGACACCAATGTGTTTTTTGGGCCAGTCATAGGCACGACCATGGCTCCAATGAAGGACACGGGCGGCGCTAACCCAACCAACAATTTTATTGAAGTCAGCGGCGGCGTGGTTGCCCTGCATCCCTATGTCTTTGTGTACGGCAACGCAGGATTGATCAAAAACTGCTCTGCCGGTGACCCTACGGACTGGAACAGCGCAGACGCAAACGAGGTCAATGTAGCCGCTGGAAAGATTGTCAAGGGCTTACCCGTCAGGGGTGGCTCAAATTCGCCTTCTGGCCTGTTCTGGAGCCTTGACAGCCTGATCCGCGTGTCTTTTATTGGCGGTGTGGGAACGCCTGCCCAGTACTGGCGCTATGACATCATCTCCAGCCAGTCGTCCATCATGTCGTCTCAGTGCGTGATTGAGTATGACGGCATCTACTATTGGATCGGCACTGACCGATTCCTCATGTACAACGGTGTTGTTCAGGAAGTCCCGAACACCATGAACCAGAATTACTTCTTTGACAACCTGAACTATGACCAGCGTCAAAAAGTTTGGGCGACCAAAGTTCCACGGTTTGGTGAGGTGTGGTGGTTCTACCCCCGAGGTGACGCAACAGAGTGCAACGATGCCATCATCTACAACATCAGGGAAAAGACTTGGTACGACGCTGGTACGGCCTTGGGTTCCCAGCGGTCTGCGGGGTACTTCTCTCAGGTTTTCCGCTTCCCAGTGATTGCCTCAAACGAGATCAATACTACGGGCGGGATGTACACAGCCTCGATCACGGCAGCGGGTGCTGGATACACGGATGGTGTCTATCCCTACATTGCTGCGGTGGGTGGCCCCGGAACTGGGGCAACTCTCACCATCACAGTTTCTGGCGGCACTGTCACCAAGCTTGTGGTCAACAACAAGGGCACGGGCTACACCGCTGGGCAAGGTTTTACGGCAACGATCCCCGGCTCCCCGTCATCCAACTTTGCTGGAATTATCGACTCTACCTGCGACTTTGTATCCCTGTGGCGGCACGAGACAGGCACGGATCAGGTGTACGGAGTCAACTCCAACGCCATCGAGAGTTTCTTTGAAACAAACGATTTGGGCTGGGTCTCTGGTGGGCCTGCTCAAATGTCCCCTGTTGGCGAAAACCGTTGGTTGCACATTGAGCGTGTCGAGCCTGACTTTATCCAAGATGGCGAGATGGAGCTTTTTGTCATAAGCCGACCCTATGCGCAGGCAGAGGACACCACAAGCGACCCCTATCCTTTTGATCCCAATACCAATAAAATTGACATGCGTGAACAGGGTCGAGAGCTTCGCCTTCGCTTTGTGAGCAATGTCTCTGGCGGGGATTATCAGGTCGGCAAAATTATTGCCAATGTTGACTTTGGAGATGTCCGTGGTTACTAATATTGGTCTGCTGTACGACCCAAGAAACCACACCTTTGAGTCGTGGGCAAGCTTGATGTGCGAGTTGTACGCTCCGCAACAACTGATGATTCCTTCCGCAACTACGGATTGGCGTGAGTGGGGTAACGGCTTAAAAGCAATTGATGTATTTGCAAATGAAGGTGCACCCTCGACAGAGGGGTTCCTTAATTGGCATGACTGGGCAATTGCTCTCATGGGTGCAGTGAACCCAGCATCAACTTAAATCAGAGATGTGAAATGAAAAATACATCGAATTTGAAAAACGGTTCTTGGACAAGTTCGCAGTGGTACAGCGACCACAAGATCAAATCCGCCCCAAGGTACTGGGAGCCAAACAATGGCTTGCAGACGCATCTGGCGTACATCACTGAGGAAGAGATCGAACTGCTGAAAAAGCAGGGCGAGAAAAGCGGAAAGCCCCTGACAACTTTTGATGGCCCGTCTGGACTGCCGTTTTTTGCTACTGACGATGTAGAAGTGTCAAACACAACGGGCAGCGGAGAAGCTGCTAAAAACGTTCCTGCAAAGTGGAAGTCGTCTGAAGATCACCCCATGGCTCGTCTTGTCTATGTGACGGATGAGCAGGCCGAGTTTTTGGAGAGGATGGACATCCATAACTCTGGCGTGGATGAGCACGATCACTACGGCCCTAAGAATGTCCCCTCGTATCAGGGTGACGGCGGTGACGGTGGCAGTGATGGCGGTAGCGGTGGTGGTGACAGCAGCAGCAGCGATAGTGGTGGTGGTTCTAACACTGACTCCAACGGCGTAAGCGACCCCGGCGAAACCGCCTCTAACGCCGCTGATGCAGCCGCAGCGGCTGCTGCTGACGCGGCTCAAGGAGCCGCTGTTGGAGACGGCACGGGGTTCACTTCGGGGTTAGCCAATACGACTGGCGGTAGCCGTAGTTTTGGTTCTTCCCCTGATCCCTCTGCGGATGTAAATGATATTGATTCTATTGATGCCTCTGCTGGCTACGCAGCAGCAGGCGCTAATTTGGGGGACGGCAGAGGGTTTACTTCGGGGTTAGCCGATACGGTTGGTACTGGCCTGACCCCTGCTGCACCCAGCACAGCCCCAATAAGCCAAGCCTACGACGGCCCATTAACCAACACTCAGGCGGTCAGTGCGGCTAATACCTTGGCTTCAATCACGGGCATGAACCCGCTTGACGCAATGATGGCAGTCACCGAAGGGTTTGGAACCGCTTTCGGCTTAGGGGCCACTGGCCCACAGCATAGTCCGGGGGTTAGCTATGCCGACTTGGCAACAATGCAGGCAATGGGCTATGGTGGGAAGGATGTCCCCGGCTTTCCGGGTCAGACGATAGATCAAGCTCTTGCGTCGCAGACGGCTAACCACTATTTGACTCAATATCTCCCAACTATCGTAGGCGCAATAGCTCCGCCCGGTTTTAGTTTAATGATGAATGCTGCCAAGCTTGCTGACGGCTTAATCTCTGGAAAATCAACCATAGGACAGACAGCACTTGGCGCTGGGTTGTCTATGGTTGCAAATCACTTCGGTGTCCCGATGGGTGTTGTCTCGGGGATGATTGAAGGAAACTACGGAAAAGCTGCATCCAGTGCGGCAACATCTGCGTTGACCAGCGCTATTGCAAATTCTTTAGGGGTAAGTCCGGGGCTTGTTGGTTTGGGAATGAATGTAAGCGGCGCTGGCAGGGCAATCAGCGGCGAAATCTCTAACGCAGTTAATTCCGTTACAGGAGTTCCCGAGTCTTCAAATTTAAGCAGTATTGCCAACGCGCTTGACTCGGTGCTGTCTGGTCTAGGATTTAGCGGATCTGGAAGCCCATCGGTGGGGGGTTCTGGTATTTATACCGCCCCCGATCCCTCTATTGGCGGAGGATCTGACTCTTCTGGGTTCTACGGAGAAGAAAACACTGGAGGGACAAGCGGCGCAACAGGCAACTCAAGATCAAGCGGATCGTTGCCCGGTATTTTTAACGGTGCTGGCGCACAGCTTGGTACGCAAAAGGGCGCTTTGCCCACAGACAATCCTTTAGGGGATGAATTATTAAGCATTGGGTTGTCCAAAGATAAGTTCATCGACCCACTCTCTCAGCTTTATGCAGTCCAAAAAGCAACAAGCCAAGGCGGAGAAGGTGACTTGGCAAAAATGATGACCAAACAATTCAGCCCAGAGACTTATCGAGATTCAAACGAATCCGTGAATCCTGTTGATCCCCTTGTTGCTGAAAACCCGTACTACAACTACGGACAACCAGTTGAGATGGCAAAAGCAGACTCCGTAGAATCGGATTCACTCAGCCCATATTCACCATCGCCTTACTCTCAAGATTTTGAACCAACGGCGTTGGCAGCAAGAGGTGGAGCGATCATGGCATCCCCCCTGATGGCTCGTGGCGGCAAAACCATGCCCCTGAACGCCAGCGGAGTCTTGCCAACTGTCAGTCAAGGGCGGGAGAACTTTAAACACGGCAAGCATGTCGCAGGTGAGGGTGACGGCCAATCTGATGACATTCCCGCATGGCTGGCTGACGGCGAGTTTGTCTTCCCTGCTGATGTGGTTTCCGCACTTGGCAACGGCTCAACCAAGGCTGGAACAGATAAACTCTACGACATGATGCACAGTATCCGTGAACGCGCAAGATCTACAAAGCCAAAAGACTTGCCGCCCCCAGCCAAAAAGTCCCCGTTGGACTATGTAACAGCATAAGGAAAAAAGACCATGGCATCAATATTCCAAGGTGGAGCGCTCCCAGACGTAAGAACGACGACCTCGACCAGTTCCGCTGCGCCAAGCTATTACAACGACTATATGTCGGCCCTGTCTAAGACAGGCATACAGCAAATGGGTCTGCCTGCAAGCCAGTTGGTTGCAGGTTTTAGTCCATTGCAGCAGCAGGCATTTGCCAATCTTCCGAATGTGGCTGGCTCCTACAAGCCTGCGCTGACCTCTGCCATTAACACGGCCTCTCAAGGCGCGGCTGGCATTACCCCAGAGGGCGTTCAAACCATGCTTAATCCGTACACCAGCAATGTGGTGGACGAGATGGCTCGACTGACCAACAAAAACGTCAACAGAAGCCTCATCCCTCAACTCAAGGGCGCGTTTGTGGGTTCTGGTGGTTTGGGTGGTCAACGATACGCGAATGCAACTGGTCAGACTTTGGAGGACATCCAAACCAACCTGACTGGTCAGCAGCAGGGAGCCTTGTCATCTGGGTACAGCCAAGCACTGCAAGCGGCACTGGCAAATGCCCAGCAAAAGACTCAGGCCGCTCAAGTTCAAGGTTCTTTGGCAAAAGCGCAACAAGACTTGGGTTTGGCTGGCATAAACGCTCAACTGGGGGCTGGCGCTCAACAGCAGGCACTGGAGCAGGCTCGTATCAATGCGCCGCTACAAAACGCCATGAACGCCTCGGCCCTCATGCGGGGCTACAACGTGCCAATGAGCACGACAGAGACTTTCTTGGGGCCAAAGGCTGGCGTTTACTCCAACTCACCTTTGTCGCAAATTACAGGCGGCTCTGCATTGCTTGGCGCTTTGTTTGGCGGCTCAGGAAAAGATGGTTTAGGTAGAAGCCTTGTGGGTGGCGGCATGGATTGGCTGGGTAAATTGATAGGCAGCATTGGCGGTGGTAGCGGTGGTGGTGGCTACGGTGGCGGCTATGGTGGTGGAGCTATTAGCTATCCAGTGTACAGCCCTGACCGAAATTACCCTGTTGGGGATTTACCGCCAATTTCAATTGATTATGGCAACGATGAGACCGACGACAACTATGTTGACTGGTGGGATTCCTAAGGAATAAATCATGGCAGAAAAACTACCATCACTCTACTCGCCTGATCCAGAAGATCAGGACTTGATCCTTGAGATCAAAGATCAGTACAAAGACTTGAGCCAATCGCTAAAGTCAAGGAAGATGCCTTTCGATCCTCAATTGATGGCGATTGCGCAGGGCTTTCTTGCGCCTACCCAGACTGGCTCGTTTGGCGAGTCTCTTGGCAACGCCGCCAAGGGGTACACCGAAGCTGCTACTGCTGAGGAAAAGACGGCCAGAGAGAGGGCTGCACTTCGCTTGCAATTGGCTCAGGGTGAGTTGGGTCAACGCCAAGCTACACGAGGTTCTCAAATGGTGAACCAGCTTTTTAGCGGCGACACAATAGAGGTGGGTGGGCAAAGGTTTCCAGCAGGATTTTCTAAAATCACACCTGAATTAGCTGCAAAAGTTGCTTCGCAGTATCCAGATAAAGGCGAATTGCTGTACAAGTATTTGGATGCAAAAGATAAGCAAATGAAGGTGCAGGCTGGAGGTTATTGGGATACCAGCAAGTCTCCGCCTGTGTGGAACGCCACACCCGGCGAAGCCCCAGTGACGCGCAACATTATTTGGCCCGATGGCAAAAAAGCTGGCGCTGTTGACTTTACAAAATCAGAAGCAACAGCGCTTGATGCAGCAAAGGCAGCCAAAGACTGGAAAACATATTGGTCTATCGTTGACGCTGCAACCAAACCACTTCCAAGCGGCGATGCTCCCTCATCGGTAATTGGCGCAACTCCAACGGGACAAACTCCGCCCCAAGACGGCACAAAAATTACTCCGCCGTTAAGCGCTGGAGCGCCTGCTGTATCACCTGCGCCAATTACAAAAGGTGATATTGAAGCGGAAGCGGCGCGGAAAAAACAGATTCTTGAAAAATCAGCCGCAGCAAGCGTGGACGCAACAACAAAGTACAAGCAGACTGGCGATGCTTCGTTGGCACTGTTGCCATTGTTTGATAGAGCCGAAGCTCTCATAAAGGCAAACCCCAAGTTGCGCGATGTTTTGGGTGTGCTCGAAAAGCCAGACATGCTTTCAGCAATAGGGTCGGTGGCTGATGAGGGCATTAGGATTGGCTCTTTGTCCATCAGTATTCCTTCGTTTAGAAAAGTTGCCCAACAATATGTGACCGACGAAGCAACACTTAGCGCCCTTGCTCAACTGGCGCAAATTGAAGCTCAGTGGCAATTTCAACAACGCCAAGGTTTGGGTTCTGGCACATCTGTATCTAACTTTGAGCAAAGCATGGTCAATCAAATGGGGCCAAACGCAAAAGACCCTTACGATGCGTACCTTAAAAAATTGGCGTTCATGAAAGAGAAGGCCAACTTTGATCGAGCAGTTGCAAGGAAGCTCAAGGGGACAATGCAGTTTGAAGATTTTGAGGCTACGCAAGAGTTCGATGACTTGTTTTCCGCCTACAGGAAGCGGATCTCATCAATTGTGTATCCGCCAGACGCGCCCAAAAAGAATGCGCCTCCAAGTGCAGGCGGCTCCCCAAGTAGCGGCTCTGCTGACAAAAGAACGGAATTGGATAAAGTTAGAGAAGCCATTGAAAAATCCAAACAAAAACCGAGGCAATAAACATGGCTGATGAACCAAAATCCATGCTTGATGAGAACCAAGCGCGTGTTGCTCGAAAGATTCTTGAAAGAGCGCCTGCGTATGGGGTAAACCCAGACTTTGCTCTTAGCATCGCCATGGCAGAGAACATGTTCAAGGACAGAACGTCCGAGAAGGGTGCAATCGGCCCCATGCAACTTATGCCAGCTACCGCCAAGGGGCTGAAGGTCGATCCTTACGACGAGGACGACAACATCCGTGGTGGCTTGCTTTTGATACGGCAACTTTCGGAAGACCCACGCATAAAAGCCGACCCCATAAGGGTATTGGCTGGCTATCACAGTGGCCCCGATCTCAAGTTCTTTGAAACCAATGACTATGCAGATTTGGGGCCAAATGCACTGAATTACATTGACCGAATTGGCAAATTCACCAACGACAATATTCCTTCTGTGTTGATGAGTGAAGAGCAACCACCAGCAGCCGCAACTTCCGAGGGTAACGGATCTGTTGTGGTTTCTGAAGGAGACATGGCGCGGCAGGCTGCACAAGATCGCATGCAACTTATGCAAATGGGTGGCGCTGGCTTAGGCGCAACTGCAAGCACCTACATGGATACCCGCAGTCGCATGAACAACAATAGGTTGGACAGAACGGCTGAAAAAATTGCACAAGCATTGGCAAACAAAGCGCCTGCTGGCGCGTTGCCAAACCCTTCAGGTGGATTGTCAACGCCCTCAGTTGCTTCCATTTCGCCTCTAGAGCCGACCTTGAACTCTGGGCCATCTGCTCAGTCCACCCGCATCTTGCAGGGCGGTCAGGGCGATACTTTGGGAACCACGGGTCGTGCTCGTCAAGAGGGCTACCAAACCGAGACTTCCCGAAGGGCGGCGGTTGCCAACGAGATGAGGGCCACCAACCCGCAGGTTAGGCAAATACTGGCCCAAGCGCCGGGAATGACCTCTTCGGCCTCTGGTGTTCTTTACCCCACCGTTGAGCCACGCCCCACGGCAGGGCCACGGCCTATGAGTGGCCCACGCCCACCACCAATGGTCCCAGACATCGGCAGCATTCGTCCGGGTGAGCCTTCCATGGGCGCTCCCATGCCCCAAGCCCCATCGGGAGCATTGCCACAGCAGAGGCCTTCGTTGGCCCGTCAGGCGATCAATATGGGTCGCAGGGCCATGGACATCCCCGTGATCGGCCCAGCCGCCACAGGCGCTTTGGGAGGCTTTGGAGCGATTACTGAGGCCAACGATGCTGCCGAGAGGTACAGGCGCGGCGACATGCTGGGCGCAGGCATCTCTGGTTTGGGTGCGCTGGGTTCTGCCGCAGCTATTATTCCGCACCCAGTGACGCGAGTGGTTGGTGGCGGACTGGCTATGGCCGCTCCCATGGCAAACCTGATCATCGACTACATGCGCCAATCCAGCCCATTGAGTCAGGCAAATCAAACGCCCACAGGGCGATAACCCTGTGAGCGCCCAAATACTGGGTAGTCTCCCCCAGTAGCTCCCGCAGTTGCCACGACAGACGGAGCTTTCACGGCCCTTCCCTTTTGGGGAGGGTTTTTTTTAGACCTCGCCTTTGAATCCCTTTAAGGATTGCGCAACCTGAGTGTTCAGAGAACGCACAAAGGTCACGCACTTGTCCCGCTCTGCGGCGGTTATTGCAGGCTCTGCGGCCATTACAAAGGCATCAGCAAGCTTTTGCAGGTCTTCTTGGAGGAAGTTGTAGTTCTCCTCAAGATGAAGCTTGCGAAAGACTTCGCTGACCTTGTCAGCAGTCAGGCATGGGCTGGTCATTTCTTAGACCCTCGTGGTTTGCGGTTTGCCATGATTTTTCTGCCTTTTGCGGTTTGAGTCCAGTGAAGTTTTTTTGGCTTTTTGGTAGGCACAGATTCCTCTTCATGCTCTTTTAACTCTCTAACCAAGTCAGCATATTTTCTGATCATCTGATCCCGTTTAACTGAATCATTCCAAAATCCAGCCAATTTCAGAGCCTGAACTCGTTCACTCGATAAGGTAATCCGATGGGGTTCTTCTTCAACAGGCTCTTTGTACTCCATCCAGTCATCAGCAAGCATGTCTGATTGCGATGCCAACCAGCCGGGTAGGTAAGCCTGCCTGCCTTCTGAGTTGACTGTCCACATGTCAATGTGCGGCAAAATTTCCAAGTGGGTCAAGCCATGGCGTTTTAAGAACTCTGCATTGATAGGCCCGTTTGGCTTTACCTCGTCAGCCTCAACCATGTAGCCCCCTGCACGAATCAAGAACATGCCTTTCCCATTCCAGCCATGGCGAGTTACTGGATGACCAGCATTCAATAAAGTAATTGCTTCTCCGAATTTCATAATTTTTCCTTTCACTTGAACCAAAGATAAATGCCGTGCAAGATTCCAATTGGAAACATGATTGCGCCAGCAACAAGAAACCCCCACAAGCCTTGTGAAAAGCAAGTGAAGATGTGGGTGAGCCACGCTGCAAAGCAGCCGAATCCGATGAGTGCTCCAAACATAGATTCCTTACTTGTGTTGGTTTTTGGCTTGCCAAAAGTTGAGCAGGGACTGGAACATAGTCCAGCCACGGTTTGCTTCCTCGGGTGTCCATTCCTTGACCACGACAAGGCCGGGTTGTAGCACCGAGACAAATACGTTGGCTGTCACTGCGTCTGGTATGCCCAGCCCCACGCGATAAGCCGACAACTGCATCATGTGCTCGTCGTAGGCATCCACCTTGGCGGGATCGGTGAACTCCTTGCTCTTGATGTCCAGCACCAGCCCCTTGCCCTCAAACGCCGTGCTGGAGAACAAGTCCACCTTGCCGCCAAACCCAAGCTCATGGGCAAACGACTTCTCACAATCGAACTTTGTGATGCCGTAGGTGTCCTCAAGCTTGGTGTAGACACCGACCTGATACTCCATCATGTCTGCCTGCATGACCCCGTTGTAGAAGGACTCAACCGCCTCATGCACCTTGGTTCCACGCTCTGCGGCCATCTTGGCGTGTTCCTTGGAGTCAGCAATGACTCGCTGGACAAACGAGGTCTCAGCCTCGTCAGGAGCGCGTGGAAGGGTCAGGGCGGCAAGAAGCATCTGGTTGAGCTTCCAAGCCTCTAGGCCGGGGCTGGCGGCGCTCTTGATGATGGTGGTTACCGAAGGAACCAAGCTCATAGTTCGAGCGTCACGCAGGGTTGTGGAGCGATTACTCCCGTTCTTGGCCTTGACCGTGTACTGGGGTGAGCCATCACGGTTGTACCAATGCAGGGACTCCGATGCTCTTGCAACAAGTGTGGTCATTTTGATTCTCTTTCCATTTTGTTTAATTCATTTCCACCACCAGCGGCGGCTTCATAAAAACTGCTTGTACTTTTTATTTTGTCTGCTCTGGATTTGTGTTTACGACCACAATCAGAACAAGCGTGAAAATATGAAGTCTTTACAAGAGGTAGTCCATCTTTCCATCTTGGATATGTTGTTATCTCTTCTTGCAACTCCACGGTAAATTTATCAATACATTGATTAAAAGAACAAACTTTTTCCATTGTTACGGGATCAATGTAATCAATATCAACTTTTAAGTAAGACAATTTTTTTTTCTTCATGATGCCTCCTTAAAAAAAGCGAAGACGAGGGGCGCAAGTGACGTTGAAGACAATGTCAGATGCCGTGCCGTTGATGCGACGCTTGGTGGTTTGGACAACAGCCCGAAGACCGTTTCCTTCGCAATCGTGGATCGCCATGATCACCTCGTTGCGAGTCATCTCCTGCACTTGTCTGTCTAAGAGCAGGGTTTGGTTCCCGTTGGTGGAGATATGGTTGGATTGCTCCATGCTGGCATTTTGAGACGACCCAGAAGCGCATCCTGTTAAAGCCAATAGCAAGATGAGGTATTTCATCAAAGTCCTTCAAGAGTTAGTTGTGGGTCTGCAAATTCTCTGCACATCCACACAGTGGCATTCCTGCCATTTGTCATTGCCCAGCGCTTGCCGCTATCGACAACAAGCCCCTTGTCCACCAATTCAGAGCGCCTTGCCCTGAAGGTGGATCGGTGGGTCTCAAAGAACTCGTTCATCTGCTCATCAGTAAAGCCATTTGGACGGTGCTTGGCAAAAACCAGCACCTCCAATTGGAGCTTTTTCAAATCTGGGTAGATGCTGGCGGCGGCAGATATTGAGGTATCCATCGCATCGCGTCGAAACAGTTTTTTGAAATCGCTCATACGCCACCTCAGAACGGAATGTCGTCGTCCATGTCGTCAAACCCGCTGGAGGCTTTGGACTCCTTGGACTCTTTGGCTGGACTGTTCTGAAGGGTTTTCCACTCAGGGCTGCTCATAATTTGTTTTTTCAGCCACTCAGAGAAGGTTTCAAACATTACCATGTCAGGCTCAGACATGGTAAAAATTTGAGCCTTGTTGAAGGCCGCAGGAAGCCCCATGGACTTGATCCGCGAGGGAACGGGGGTGAGGGCGGTGACATTGGCGTAAACCTTGCCAGCGCTCTTTCCTGCCTTGTGGGTGACATTGATCATGCACCACTTGTCGAGCACATTCTTGATGTCAAAGCGGCGTTGCTCTTCGTTGGTGAACTCTTTGCCACGCCAAGATTGCAAATCCTTGCGCAGAGTGCCCTTTTCACCCCAAGTATTCGTGTAGTCCTTGGTGATGATAAACGGCTCGTTCTTTTCTGTTTTGAGGGGGGTTCCATCCTCTTCTTCGCCATGGACTTCCCACACGAATTTGAGCTTGCGCTTGTAGTCCGTAACGCCCTCAAAGCTGGTTTCTTGTGTCCCCATGTCAATGATGCGATAGCAACGAGCAAGGTGCGCTCCTGCGGGGACGGGTTTAAAATTACTGCCTGTATCTTCGAGAATCATTTATCTGCTCCAAAAATTTGGTTGAACTGGTTTTGAAAGTTGGGGTCAATCCGCTTTAGATTTTCTAGGTCGTCTTTTAGTCTCCACTGTTGGTACTCCTGCTGGAGCTTGGGGTTGTTCTGCCATTCCTGATATTCCTGCTGGGCTTGTGTCGTCATCTGTGATTCCAAAAAGTAAGTTGCCGATGTCTTCGGGGAACAGTGCCCCAACATTGGCGATGTTTGCAATGTCAATCGGCTCGTGAATTCCTTGAGCAACACCGATAAAAAATTCTTTGATCTCTGGGTCAAATTCATCTTGGGCATACACGATGCCGACAATGCCCGTTTTGGTGTTGAACCATTTCGCTCGTAGTGGGATCATGCGGCCTCTGCTTGTTTGATGAGTTCGGAAAAGAACGCCGTGTCGTGAGCTACTGCTACCCTGACTTTTTCAAGCTCTATGGGATCAACACGGCTGGACTTGGTGAGGATGAGAAGCGTGTCTACGCTGTTGAGGTAGGACTTGAAGTCGTCCATGTCGATGCTTGTGTTCACAAGCGGTGTCGTGGTCATCATGTTTTCTCCTTGCCGTCGTATCGACGTAGACGTATTACACCACAAAAATCAAACACAGTTAAATATTTTTATCCATGTTGCTTTTTAACCATGTTATAGTCAGGGCAGCAGGGTAGCTCAGTCTGGTGGAGCACTCGGTTCATACCCGAAGGGTCGGAGGTTCAAATCCTCCCCCTGCAACCAACAAGGAGACGGCATGACATTGGCAGAGTATTTCGCAACAGAGCCACGGGGTTCAAAGATTGAGATGGCAGAGCATCTCGGCATCACTGCGACCTACATTTCCCTGCTGATCCATGGCAAGCGTAGGGCATCCAAGTCGTTGGCAATCAGCATTGAGCTTGCGACACAGGGCTTGGTCATGCGGCACGAGTTGCGTCCTGATAAGTTTTTGGTGTAAGATAATTTAGAACTTGGCTAGGGTAGCTCCCGAAAAGACGATCCTTCACCGTCCTGCCAATGTTTCTTTCGGTGAAGCGTACCTATGAAGTAAGGTTGATATGCACTACTACCAGTTCAACATTGGCGACTACCAGTCGCATACGGCTCACCTCGACCCGTTGGAAGACCTCGCCTATCGGCGCATGCTCGACTGGTGCTACCTTCACGAGCGCCCCCTGCCTGACGACATCGATCAGATCTCCAAGCTGATCCGCATGCGTCCGCATAGCGATTGCATTACGTCCGTACTGCGCGAGTTCTTCGTTTGTACAGCGGACGGATGGTGGAAAGAGCGCATCAGTAAGGAGATTGAAAAGACAGGGGAAAAGTCTCGCAAGGCATCCGAAAGCGCAAAGGCTAGGTGGCATAAGGGAAAAGATGATGCGGACGCATTGCCAACGCAATCCGATCGCAATGCTACACATAACACATTACCCAAGACACAAGACACATTACCCAAGACACAGAAGAAAGCACCTGCGGTGCTCTGCCCTTCGGGCGTTGATGCCAAGGTGTGGAGTGATTGGTTGGAGATCAGGAAGGCCAAGAAGCTGCCGTTGACTGAGACAGCTTGGAAACAAATGATGGCTGAATGCCATAAGACTGACCTGACTGTTGACGCAATGATCAAGGAGTGCTGCCTGCGGGGCTGGGGAGCATTCAAAGCGGCTTGGTGGGCCAAGGAGGCCAAAGAGGCTTCGTTCAAGACTCAGGGTGACCGAAATTCAACCGTCCTTCAGGGATTGACTCGTGGTTTAGTTGGAGGTGGCAACAATGTCAAACTACTCGGAAACTGACTTCTGCTCGATAGAAGAGGGCTTGGACTACATCTTCGGCTACATGGGGGCTGTCTACGGTGCTTCGTTCTCCCGTCATTGGGAAAACATTGACCCAAGCCTTGTGCGCCATGTCTGGGCCAAAGAGTTGGGTCGGTTCTTGACCTATAAGCCCAGCCTGATCTACGCTGTTGAGCACCTTCCGCCGACATTTATTCCTTCGGCGGTGGCTTTCCGCCTGACCTGCAACAGTGGGCCAAGGATTCCTGAGAAACCGCACACCATGATCACCAAGCAGCCAACCCAGTACGAGACGGCTCGTGCCGAGATCATCAAGAGCGAAGCGCTGGCAAAGCTGGCCGAGTTGCGCCGCTCGTTTGGCGAGAAGGTGAAGAGCGATGAATCGTGAGCAAGCCAACAAAATCCTCGATCAAATCAGGGAAGGCTCTTCCCACTCCGAGGCTTGCACCCTCGAATGTTTGCGTCTCACAGGAGACATTGCAGCATATGCGCCAATGCGAGGCGAGGGAGTGGATTTCAAGGTACAACAAGAAGCTTGGAGCACTGGGCCGATTAGCCACGCAATCGTGGTGGGATGGCGTAAAGCATGACATCGAGAAAAGGCGGGGCAAGCCTGCCCTTGACGACTTGGTCACACGCATGAGAAAAGAGGCAACGCTCAAATGATCATAGAACTTGATTTTCCGCCGCCTAAGCTGTTCCCTAATCGCTCTAAGGGCAAGCACTGGGGGGTTACCCATGCCGACAAGGTCAAGTACCGGGAAAACAGCTTTTGGCTCACCAAACAACAGGCAGGAGGCTGGAAACACGCTGGTGGCGACTTACACCTGACCGTCACCTTTTACATGACCGACAAGCGCCGTAGGGACGCTGACAACTGCCTTGCCGCCGCCAAGGCTGGGCTGGACGGCATGGCCGACGCGCTGGGGGTCAATGATTGCCACTTCCAGCCCATCATCATTTACCGCATTGCTGGCTCAAGTCAAAAGCGACTTGTGGCCGAATTTAAGTGAAACTTTAACAAGAGAGACAAACATGAATTCCAAGTACACCCGCAACTCTTTAATCCATCGGGCCATGCAGTCGTTGGATCGCTTCCCGAGGTCGCCTGAGCAGCTTAGGACAAGCCTTGCCCACATGTCGATTGTTCGGTTTAACGAGGCGGTGACAGAGCCTTTGTGGCGGGATGGTTTGGCAAACAACGAGGGCGGGATGATTTCGCTGACCAAGCTAGGGCGGGACAAGCTTGCCGAACTGGGTGCGGTTAAGGAGAAGCTGCCGTCATCTCACCGGGCCGCAATCATTCACCAGCCATACGATGGGTCGGAGTTAAAGATCAAACTTATCCGCAATGGAGCAGAGCACCACGAGGATCACCCAAGCCGCATCGGAAATAAATTGACCTATCGTGATGGCCGAGTCAAGGTGTTGGCATGAGTGATCGTACAATTGACCCGCACGACTCCATCGACTACATGGTGCTCAAGGCTAAGGAGTACGCCAAGGCTAGGGCTGACAAGACCTACATGGAGGAGTACCGCAAGACCCTGAAGGCAGAGCTATGCAAGGATGCCCTTACCCAAGGCTTTGAGGCCGTCAACGCTCAGGAGAGGGAGGCGTACAGCCACCCGACCTACAAAGCCCATCTGGAGGCCATCAGAGAGGCCGTGAAGGCCGAGGAGTACCTGCGGTGGATGCTGGTAGCCGCCCAAGCCCGAATCGATGTCTGGCGGTCTCAGGAAGCGTCCAACAGGGCCATCGACAAAGCTGTGACATGACCACCAAGGCCGAGAAGCGGTACATGTCAAGGGTGGCGGAGCTTGGATGTTTGGTTTGCAGGCGCATGGGGTACGAGGGAACCCCTGCTGAACTCCATCACAAAAGGGCTGGGACGGGGGCTGGAAGGCGCTCTAGCCACATGGAAGTCATTCCCCTGTGTCCTGAGCACCACAGAGGCAAGACGGGCTTCCATGGGCTGGGAACCAAGGGCTTCCCTGAGCGCTACGGGTACGACGAGGACGATTTGCTGGACGATGTACAAAAACTGTTGCACTTAGGGTAAGTCCCTACATTTATTTTCGACTTGGACGGTTTCTTTGCTTTAACTCAGTTAAACTTATCTTCACTGCAATACGCAGGAACGATACAAAGGAACCGAAATGAAAAACGATCTGCCCCTGACCCAAGTCGATGCCCTCGGCCACATCCTCGCTCAGATTGCTGAGTTGACCAAACAAGCCGATGCCATCAAGGATGTCATCAAAGACGGTGGCGTGTCTGTTGAGGGCAACCTCTTCAAGGCCACCTATGTCGAATGCAACCGCAAGGTGGTTGACAGCAAGAAGCTGTACGCCGACCTCGGCATCACCGAAGAGGTGCTTGCCAAGTACACCAGCATCACTGCTGTGTTCTCTGTCAAAGTTACATCACGTTAATCAACGGGGCTTCGGCCCCTATTAGGAGAACACTATGAACATCACACAAAAAATTATCAACCTGTCAGACGAACAGTTTGAGCGTTGGCTCAAGCGCAATGGCTATGTTGGTCTTGCCGCTTGTAGGCTGGCTCAGAAACGTCGTGACGCATTGCAGGTGGCGGCATGAACAATGCAACCCGCAAGACCCTCGCTGACTTCAACGAGTCCCTTGAATCCCTCAAGGGCCAGCTCGACGACATCCGCAGTCAGTACGAGTCCATCAAAGACGAGATTCAATCGCTGGCTGACGAGGAGCGTGAGAAGTTTGACAACCTGCCAGAAGGTCTTCAAAACGGCGACAAGGGTCAGGCTATGGAAGAGGCCGCTAACGCTTTGGAGAACGCTGTGAGTGAGCTAGAGAGCGCTGTGGACAGCATTGACAGTGCCATTGGCGAGATTGAGACGGCATCAGCATAACCAACGGGGCTTCGGCCCCCATCAGGAGAACGATATGAAAGTCAAATTCATAAAACTCAAGCCGTGGGTTGACAGAGACCTACACCTTGGTGAATACCGAGTGACCAGCAATGGCTCGGTGGTTGGATATTTGCGTGTTGAGCGCAATGGTTTCAAGCAATACGACCTGAAGCGTGGGACACCATCGCAGTGGTGGGAGTTTGTGACCAGTGAAGGCCAAAGCATTTACGGCGCTCACTATCTGAAAGAAATCAAGCAAAAGGCTTTGGAACTGCACTCATAACCCGCAACACATTGCACAAGGAGAACACCATGAAACAATATTTTTTCGTTAACAAATTGGAAGTCATAGAAACAGTGCGCCGCGCCATTCAGCACGGTATCAGTGACATGCACATTCTTAATTGCAGTGGCGATGCTTTTGGCTATCAGATCGACATGGACTTGACTTGCATTCTTACCGAACAAGAAGAAAAGTATGTCACCGAATTTGCGGATAAGTTGACAGGCCCGTTCACTGAGAGTTACTACAGCGATGAATACAACCCAGAGTTTCTGGGTGCGGCACCAGCCCGTGCTGGCGAAGATTATTAAACCAAGGAGATCACCATGAAAATCAAAACCACCGTCCACATTTATCACCAGCAATATTCTTGGGAGGAGACAGCCAGATTTTTGGTTATGTACGGCAAGATAAGTGACTCTGAGCACCAGACTTATGTAGGTGAGCAGGAGATTGAGATCGAAGTCCCTGAAGACTACGACCCCCGCGCCCAGCAGATTGCTGCGCTGGAGAAGCAGAAGCAAAAAGTCATGGCTGACTTCCAGAAGTCCGTTGATGAGATCAATGAGCGCATCAGCAAACTTCTGGCCGTTGAGTTATCGGAGTAAAAATGAAACAGACCTACTTTACTCAGCAAAACCATGATCAAGCCAGATCATTGTTGATTAGCGTATTGGGGGCTATCGTTTTGGTTGGCACAGGAGTGATCCTGTTGCTGTTGTTCTTTGACGTTCTTGTGAAGTGAGGCCAGCATGTTTAAGTACCTATGGACAGAACTCAAGCTGATGATCAAGACCGTCACACCAGCACAGGCGATAGCGCATGAACTAATCCATGCCGAGCACGATTTGTTAAAGGCCGAGACTGGTGTGGAGTATGCGCAGGCAATGGTTGCTTATAACAAAAACCGAGTCAAGCGTTTGAAAGCATATCTGGCGATTGACGAACCAAAGGAGCCGACATGAACTGCGACACAGGTGGGCCAGCGTTCCCATGCCACCCCGGCATTGAAAATCCGCTCTATGACGGCATGACTCTGCGCGACTACTTTGCGTCCAAGGCGATGCAGTCTTTGATTGCTGAGACGGGTAGGGTGTTGCAGCACTCTGAGGGGGTTAATTTCCACGGCCTCGTTATTGCGAATAACGACGGCGGCACACCAACAATTATTGCCGAAGAGAGCTATGCAATGGCAGACGCAATGCTGAAAGCGAGGAAAGCATGATGGATAAGGGTTGCGACACAGGGCGGGCTATTTGCCCTCACAAACGCCCGTGCATGTGGGGTTGTGACTTCACCAACGCTACTCTCGATACGGGGGAGCCAGCCATCCGTAAGGTCAAGCCGTATCCGTCAGTACCAGCCGACATAGACCCAGTGCCAGATACATGGCACACAGTGGGACGGCTGATGATTGGTGCTGCTATGGCAGTGCTGATGGTGTTCTTTGCAATGGCGTTTTTCACTGGCGTTTGGATTTGGAGCTTACTGATATGAAAGTCGTTAAAGACTACACGCGCAAGGACGGGGTACGCACTATCACTGTGCAGCTTGCTGCTGGTGAGGAACTCATGGCCTTCAAAGAGGACAGCTACTACCGACTTGGTGGGCAGCTTGACGATGTTGTGGGCGGGTATTGCATCACTGAAGGTTGCCGTGTGGTGTGGTGTTCGATTGAACAGAAGTGGGCGGACGCATGACACAGGATGAAATTAAACACGATTTGCTGCAAGTCTGCAAAGTGAAAGGCTGGGATAGCGACATCAACCTTGTTGGCTTTCACGTGCTGTGCGACAAGCTAAAACAACTTGGGGTGGATGAGGAGCGTGAGGCGTGTGCAAAGATGTGTGACTATGTTTACGACTACATAGTTACTGACGGGCATATAAAAGATATGGCATTCAAAATCCGAGCAAGGGGACAAGCATGACTGAAGAAGATGAAGAATTCCAGCGCCTTGAGCGCGAAGCCAAGATGCGAGCCTTGGAGGACGATGACACACAGGTCTACAAGAAGCCGTGGGCAGGGCTTACGGATGAAGAAAGAAACAAAATTTTAAATTCTAATAAGCCATCACGGGAAAGGCATATAGCCGAAATGATTGAAGCCAAGCTGAGGGAGAAGAACGCATGAGTACCAATCAAGAGTATTGGGATGCTTCCCTTATTAAGACATGGCGTAAGGCGGGAAACGTATGGGATGCCATGTCTATGTTTCACGGAATCACTGGCAAGAAGGTAACCGAAATCGAGCCTGCGTTGCGCCGTATACCTCGCAACGGGTTCCCATGGAAGGTTGGCATTCGAGTGTTCGTGGCATCGCACTTGTCCAAGATCAGCAAGCGTCTGTGGGATCAGCCGCCTGGAAAAGACGTGGCCCTGCTGCGCAAACTTAAAGACTCAACCTACGACACCGAAAAAGAAGGGAATGCAAACAACGCTTTGGAGTCACAGGGACAACAGACAAGACGAAACAGAAACAAGATTGAATACACCACACGCGCTGTAGCAAACCGCAACCAAGCTACCGACTGGAATGTAACGAAAGGCAAACGCTGATGCTTAACTTTATCTGCGGGTTCATCTTGGGCGTTGCCGCTTGTACCGTAGGGTTTACGGGCATGGCAAAGGTGGCTGACAAAGGCATCGGACTCATACAAAACAAAGTTCAGGAGGTCGCTCAATGACGGCAACCCTATGACAAAGTTAAAGTAAGATACATGCTGTGGCAAGCAAGCATTAACAAGGGAGAACGCAAGTGATTGAAAAACTAAAAGCAACATTCGCTCGATTTGGGGCAGATAAACCCGTACCAGTGCCCGAGGTCATCTGGTCAAAGGAATGGTGCGCCAAGGAGCCAGCACTGGCCGCAAACGCCATCGCAACCCTTCAGGGCATCATCAAGTCGTTGGAGACCTCCATCAAGATCAATGAGGTGCGCCAACGGATAGAGGGCGGCAAGAGGGTATCAATGACCCCCGGTGGCGTGTACCTGTCCAGCTTACCCCCCAGCACCCACTTTAAACTCCTACGCACGGGGGACATCTACTTCACATCGGGTAGGGGATGGAGACAACACTTCAAACTTGGAACGGGAGAACCCGCAAGACTCCACGGCAATTCCCGTGTAGTGGTAGTAGTACGCAGGCAATAATGATTTACACTCGCTGTTAAAGGAGCAATCCAAATGGCGAGAGCAAAGAAACTAATTGAACCGCAGGCCGAGACCCCAGCCGCAAAGCCAGTCATGGGCAGGCCTACCAAATACGGCCCTGATCTAGCAAATGTCATCTGTGTAAGACTCTCAGAGGGGGATAGCCTCAGAACTATCACCAAGAGCGAGGACATGCCAAACAGGGCGACTGTGTACCGTTGGTTAGCCGCCTACCCTGACTTTTGCGACCTTTACGCACGCGCACGGGAAGATCAGGCTGACACACTGGCTGATGAGATCATTGCCATTGCTGACGAGCAACCCGAGATCATCAAGGTGTTTGACAAGAAGACTGGGGCACTCATCGAGCACAAGCTGGACAATGCATTTCTATTGTGGCAAAGAAACCGCATTGATGCGAGGAAGTGGACGGCCATGAAGCTCAAGCCCAAGAAGTATGGTGACCGTATGCAGGTGGGTGGCGACCCTGAGAACCCGCTGGAGGCCAAGGTGGACTTAGGGATCTTTGAGACGATTCTGAAGGCGGTGGAACTCAAACGCCAGACCGAGTCCAATGTCTGAACTCGCTGATGTACTTCAGGATGACGAGACCAAACGGAAATACTCTCTGCTCAATCCTGAAACCCGCGCCGCCTTCGACTGGAGGGCAAATTGGCTCACCATCGCCCACCAGCACCAAGTCCTCCCAGCAGGCGACTGGTGGACGATCTGGCTACTGTTGGCTGGTAGGGGGGCAGGAAAGACCCGCACAGCCGCCGAGCAGATCGGATGGTGGGCATGGCAGCAACCTAAAACCCGATGGCTCGTAGCCGCCCCTACATCCGCTGATGTCAGGGCAACCTGCTTTGAGGGCGACTCAGGGCTGATAGCCGTCATCCCCCCGATTCTGGTGGCCGACTACAACAAGACCGCCCACGAGCTACGCCTGACCAATGGCTCCCTGATCAAAGGCATCCCAGCCAGTGAGCCTGAGCGGTTCAGGGGGCCGCAGTTCCATGGCGCATGGTGCGACGAGCTTGCCGCTTGGGAATACCTGCAGGACGCATGGGATCAGATCATGTTCGGGGTACGGCTGGGCAAGAAGACCCGCATCCTGTGCACCACCACCCCTAAGCCCAAAGACTTGATCATTGAGCTTATTGGCAAGGATGGCGACGATGTGGTGCTGACCACCGCCTCGACCTACTCAAACATCGACAACCTTGCGCCCAGCTTTCAAAAGCAGATCCTTCAGTACGAGGGAACCAAGCTGGGGCGGCAGGAGATCTACGCCGAGATCATCGACCCAGAAGAGGGCGGCATGGTCAAGCGGGAGTGGTTCAAGCTGTGGCCTCCCAAGAAGGAGTTGCCAAAGTTTGAGTACATCCTGCAAAGCTACGACTGCGCCTACACGGACAAGACCATGAACGACCCAACGGCCTGCATCACCTTTGGGGTGTTCAAGCCCATAGATGGGGCTATGAGCGTGATTGTGATCGACTGCTGGCAGGACAGGCTCCAGTACCCCGACCTGCGCCCCAAGGTCATTGAGGAGTACGACACCGTCTTCGGTGAGGGCAACAACAAGAAGCGGGTTGACCTGATTCTGGTGGAGGACAAGTCATCAGGGATTTCCCTAATACAGGACTTGCAACGCGCTCACCTGCCCGTTAGGGCGTACAACCCCGGCAAAGCGGACAAAGTCCAGCGCCTGTCGATTGTCTCCAACATCATCATGGCTGGGCGGGTCTGGATACCCGAGTCTACGGTCAACAAGGGCTATGTGCGGGACTGGGCGGAAGGCTTCGTGAGCCAGATCTGCTCGTTCCCCGAGTCCACCCACGACGACTTCGTGGATGCCTGCACCCAAGCCCTGCGCTTCCTGCGAGATGCTGGTTGGTTGAACATCGACCCGCCGCCAAGGGAGGACGACGATGACGACTACCTTGAGTACAGCAAGAAGGTCGAAAACCCGTATGCGGTGTGATAACATTAACTCTGTTGGTGGTGAGGAAAGCAAACGGAGCATGGGCAAGTCAAGACACATTGGAAACGATGACCAGATACCGCACCGGCCACTGACAACCTACACGCATGGGGATTTAGAAGCTATCGTTGGGAAGCGATGGATGTTCGTCCCGAGTCCCCAGCCGTGTAGGCGAAAGCGGATGCTGACACGGTAGAAGTCCGTGAAAAAGACTTTGTTGATGCTCTCAGACGCAGCGAGTAGCCTCTTTCCTTGCAAGGCGTGGGAAGGTATGATGTAGCAACTACATTTCCGAGGTCACAATGCCCAACCCTCGTGCCCCACAGACCTTGACGCTTGATCAGGTCAAAAAACAACTGAAGCTTGAGCCAGCACCGCAAGAGCTTGATCGGCAAAGGCAGCAGCTTCGTGACTTCTACGCCGACGAGCGCCGTCAAGAATTCGACGACTTTTCTCGCTTAACTCCGTCCAACCCAAAAGACGTAGATCTAAAGAGCTTCATGGCTGGATTGCAACCCCCAGCTACTGCGCCATCGTTCCGCGAAGCATCCCAAGCCTCCCAGCCTGCATTCGGTGTCTACCCCCAGATGAAGGGCAAACGCGCCTTCAATGACCGCGAAGCCTCGGCCAATGCACCACTGTCAGCCTTTCGTGGCTTAGTCTCTGGTGTGGGCGGTTTGGGCGGTGATGTCGAGACCCTTGGCCGCATGCTGATCCCCGGCGTAAGCGAGAGGTCGTTTCTGCCATCGTCTGAGGACTTCCAGAGGGTGCTACCCGGCAAGGATCTGACCTACAGCCCTACGGGAGCCGCCGCTCAATTTGTTGGCAACTTGGCTGCTGATGCTGGCCTGTACGGCACTGTCAAGGCTGGCAACGCCGCCGCAAGACTGGCAGGCAAGGGCGCTAAGAGCTTGGGCCGCATGACCGCAGAGCAGATCGCCAAGGGCGTGGAGGGCCAAGGCGCACTGGCATCGGTGCTGTCTCCAGTGGCTCCACAATATGTCGTCAAGCCAAAGGGCGGCAACTTTGCATCAGGCAGTGTTGAGAAGGATCTGAAGCATCTCAAGACTCGGACGATTGCAGGAGAGACACCTGCTGAACGCATTTCCAAACACGAGGCTTTACTGAAAGACCCATCGCTAAATCAAGATCAACTTGACAGGGTGCGCTACCAGTTAGATCAAACCAAAGGCGAAGCCGCAATTGATAAATGGATTGACAGCAACTTGACAAACTATGTCAAGAAGGAAATGGCTACCCCTGACGATCCTGTGCGCCTGATGATTGATCGCCGCTACGATGAGATTAATGAGCAGTTCAAAAAGGATTTAGATCGTGCTGAACGGATTAGGCAAAGAGCAGCCGAGGAAGTTGATCCGAGGCGTAAAGCTAACTTGTCAAGGGAGGCGGAAGCCGCAGCAACAGATGCGTTTGCCCAAAGAGATTTTGCCAATAAATACATCTCGAATCTGCCTGACGAAGATTTAGCGGATTATCGTAACGTTCCAGAATATTTGGCTGAAAAGCGGACGAAGGCCGGGTTTGATGAAAGTGGGGTGGCTAGATCCGATCCAGCCAACATGTATGAGCAAAGGGCTGATGATGCAATCGTGTCTTATAGGGCTGGAGACATTCAAGCCCAGCCAGCAAAACTTGCTCAAGCGCAAGACGCAGATCGCGTTTTGAACGACACCAAGATTGCCATAAACAATGCCTTTGACAAATTTTTAGTCTCAAAAAATCAGCCAGAAGGCGTAGTGAGTGCTCTAAAAAATCTTCCCTACAAAGACAAAGCCGCCATGATTGGCGGTAATTTTGGCAAAGATTTTGAGGATGCATACACAAACTACATGACGATCCGTGGCTCCATGAATGACAAGCTTTTAAAAATAGCTCTTGAGAGTCCTTGGATAACAAAAGTAGATCCAGAGACCCCAATTTATTCCAGTGCCATTGGAGGTCTTAACTTCGGCCATGTTGTGGATGTCCTGCGTCAAGATGTAGCCGCTGGTCGGATTACCCCTGAACAACTGAACAAGGTGAGCATGGAGCAAGCTGTTCGCCGTGCCGCCGATTTTGATCAGGAGATGGCGATCAGGATGCGCGATACCGCCATCAAGCAGCAAGAGGGCTTTCCTGTCTACAAGGACTATGGAGACGAGGGCTATCGATGGATTGAGTTGACCAAGCCAGCGGACTTGACGGATTTGCCAGAGGGATTCAGAGCGGAGCCGTACAAATCAGAGTATTCAGAAGGCGTGAAAATCATTGGCCCAGACGGGAAGCAGGCGGCTGCTGGCGATACCCTTGACGAAGCTCTAAAAAACATGAGCGAAACAAGGCTTGAAGATGCCCTCAAATACGAGGGTGACACCATGGGTCACTGCGTTGGTGGCTATTGCCCTGACGTGCTGGAAGGTCGCTCCCGTATTTACAGCCTGCGCGATGCCAAGGGTGAACCTCATGTAACGGTTGAGGTGAAGCCAAACCAAAACCCGTATCCCGTCAGCGGCGAGGCTTTTGCTCGTTTGTCCCCTGCTGAAAAAGCACAGTATCGTGAGCACGTTATGCAATGGCGCAGGCGTAACCCTGATGTCGAAGAATTGACCGACGAGAATACAGCGCAAGCGTTGAAAGAGGCTGGAGTCCAACCACAGCCAGACAGCATCCTTCAGATTAAAGGTAAGGGCAACGCCAAGCCTAAAGACGACTACATACCATTCGTGCAAGACTTTGTCAGGAGCGGCCAATGGTCTGAAGTTAAGGATCTTCGCAACACGGGCTTACGCCCCACCTCTGATGCTTTTAATGAGACTGAGCAAGCCTTCCTGCGCGACAAGGGAGTTGAACTCAAGCCCTACATTGATCCCGAAGAGACGGCTCGTTACCAACAGATGTTCAATCCCACCCCAGACGCTGAACCTGAGTTTGCGCAGGGTGGCGCTGTCCGCATTTCCGACAACCCTGACACCATGCGTATGGAACTCGGTGATCGGCATTTCCAAATCGGTGGGGCTGTTAAAGCCGCCAAAGCTGGTAAGGGCTTCTACTCCGCTGTTGACAGGGCTGCGCTTGGTTTAAAGCGTCCCATGGGCACTGGCAAGGAGTTCATGGCTGAGATCAAGTCAACGCCCGGAATCAAGGCAACTGAACTCAAGGGCCGCAAGCTGGCCGACATCGAGGCCATGCCCAAGATGACCAAGGATCAGTTTGTCAAGGAGTTGGAGGCTCGACCCCCTGTCAAGATTGAAGAGAAGGTGTTAGGCAACCCAAACCAAAAAGAGATTGACGAGTTGGCTGACAAACTGGCTTACGACAAAGCTGTTGAGAGCGCTCGTTACTATGCCGAGCGTGGTGACGACATTAATGAGTTGGCTGAAGAAAACTACTTGTTCAACATAAAAAACAATATGGAAGAGTTGCGCGAGGAAGCCCGTCTATCTTTGATTGATGATGGATCGATCAATCATGGGATTGGCAGGCCCAGCCCCCGCCATGAGAAGTTCACCATACCCGGTGGTGAGAACTACCGCGAGATATTGCTGAAGATGCCAGCCGCCAAAGGTGAGGGCTTTCCCGGCGTTGCAGGACACTTTGGTGGTGAACCTAACATTCTGGCAAGCATCCGTGTCAGTGACCGCACTGGCCCCAACGGCGAAAAGATCTTGCACGTTGAGGAGATCCAATCCGATTGGCATCAAAAGGGCCGCAAGCAGGGCTACAAAGAGGCATACAAGTCAAGGTTTGGAGAAATAGACGGCCAGCAAATGAAGGTTTCTGACTTCATTGCGCAGCAAGGCGATGAGGGTATTAAATGGATTGAAGGTAAAAATGCAATAAACCGCGACCTTGATTTGCCAGAACTTTCTGGAGATAGTCTTGTCAATGTTGTGACTGAAAATGGAGCGCCAGTCTATATCAAAGAGGCTCGATTCAGTGACATCACAAAAATGGTCGATTCTCACCGACGAAAAGTTGATGACTTGGAGGCGCAGGAGCGCCAATTGTTCGAGAGATCCCAGCAGGAAAAACTCCCTGATGCCCCGTTTAAAAAAGACTGGCACGAACTGGCTCTACGCAGGGTAATGCAAGAGGCCGCTGAGGGTGGCTACGACAGGGTTGCTTTGACAAAAGGCGCAGAGCAGGCTGACCGATATGACCTGAGCAAGCATGTGGATGCGGTCATTTGGGAGAGAGATCCCGATGGAAGAATTACATTCACTCCAGAAAAAGACGGCATGGCATTGACCGAGCCAAAAACGGTTAGTCAAGGAGAGTTGTCGGATCACCTTGGAAAAGAGGTGGCTGAAAAAATCCTGAATGACCAAGAAACCAGTGGCGCTTTGGGAGGTGTTGACCTTCAAGTTGGCGGTGAGGGCATGAAGAGCTTCTACGACAAGATGCTGCCTGACTACCTTAACAAGCTGGGCAAGCAGTACGGCGTTCAGGTCGATGAAATTGGTATACGAAGCCCAGATGGCCGCAGTGATGCCGCCATGAAGCTGGGGGTCACGCCGCAAGCTTATGCCGCAATGTCTCCAGACGAAAAGGCCATCTTCCACGCCAAGCTTGACGACCTCAACGCAAAGCCCGTCCACAGCCTACAGGTGACCCCTGAGATGCGTCAGGACATCAACGAGAAGGGGTTACCCCTGTATCAGCAGATCGGCGTTCCTGTGGGCACTGGAGCCGTTGGCATGGAGGCTTTGGAACAGCCTGCCATGGATGACGAAGCTGTCCGCTTTTCTGACAATCCCGACACTATGCGGATGGAGCTTGAGGACAAGCAGTTCCAGTTCGGTGGGGCTGTTAAAGCTGGCAAGGCTGGCAAAGCTGCAAAGCAGGCTGTCCGTGTTCCTGAAAAGATCGTGCTCTCCGAGCTTCCTAACGCTCCCAGCATCATCATTCCAAGCAAACTTGGTCGTGTCAAAGAGGAAGTCCTCCAAAGCAAGGGTCAATACGGCGCACGGCGTGTTGAACGCGCTGCTGACGAGATCCCCAACCTTGAGCGCATGTACAAAGAGCAGGCGTTCAGGGAGGCGTTCCTTGGAGATAACGCCAAGGCTTTGATGACTATGAATCCAGCCGACTTCCAGAGGTACGCCAAGGAATTGCAAGATCGCTCAAGGTCAGATATTGGCCCCAAAGCTGCGGAATTGGCAAGGCAGGGTGATATTGACAAGAGAACCGTTCCAACCGACGAATACATCCAACATTTGCAGCGTGTGCAGGGTGGCTTCAATGAAATGCCGTATCTCAACATCAGCAAGGAAGAGCAGGGATTGCCGCTCATGCCATTTATTTCTGGGCATGAAGGTCGCCACCGCAGTCGGGCTATGGCCGAGTCTGGAGAGCCGTCCAGCTTGGTGCAACTGTCACCAAACTCTGAGTTGCGTGATTTCCCTCGCCGCAGTCAAGAGGAGTACATTGAAGCGCTCAGGAAAGAGCTTGAGATGACTGACAACATGGTGCTGCCAGAGGGATTTGAGCGGCCACCTATCAAGCTACCCGATGTGTACGCCATGGGCGGCGCTGTCGAAGGCGAGAACGATGTTGGCGCACCCAGCCCACAGAACAGCGCATCACCTGCTGCTGGATACGCCATTGGCGGTGCGGCCAAGTTGGGGAAAGCTGCAAAAGCAGCAGCCAAGCCAAGCTTGGTGATCAAGAGCAAGCCGGGAATCATCGTTTCCAACCTGATTGACGAAGAGCCAGACATTGCCAAACGGTTGGGCGCTGAGGCTCGTGCCAAGCGTCAGGCCGCTGCGGACGCTGAGGGCAAGCGCCAAGAACTGGCAAGGCAAACAGCGCCATCCGTTGGCTATCGCCAAAGCACACCGCAAAAGCCTGACCCCTTGGTTGGCACACGCTTTGTCAATGAACCTGCTTTTGGCTTAAACCCCAACGATCCGTTTGACCCAAGCAAGTTCAAAGGCGGGAGCGGCATGGTGATCCCATGGGATAGCCAGAGCCGCAACGTGCGTACAACTCAGCTTTCTGGAGTCGATCTGCCGAACCAGATATTTGATGTGACCCATGGCGGCATCCCATATGCTTTCGACACTATTCATGTGAACAAAGGCGTAGCTGGATCGTCTGGTGAAGAAATATCCAAGCGAGTCAAGACTCGTGCAGATACCGCTGTAAAGGAAAACATTGCCAGCGGCGGTACTGGAGAGTTGCTCCACTTTCCGATCACCATGGGTTACCGTGCCGAGGATTACGCCCTTCCGTACAGCGAGTTCAGCTTTGACTGGATCAACTACAAATTGATGACTGGTGAATTGACACAGAAACAAGCTGACGAGTTGAGCGACATGGTGAAGAACTACACCCCGCCCGAAGCAAAATACAAAGGCAAGAAGCCGTTTGCCGAGTTCAAGGGATTTACCGACCCAGAAGGTCTAAACCAGATCTACACAGGGGAAGGACTCAAAGTCCCCTCTGGCGAACTCCGCAAAGCAATTGCTGACAGGATCGTTTGGCAAAAGGGTTCGCAAGAAAAGCTTGGGTTCAATGCTGAAGACTTGATGAATGCCACTACCTACGAGCCATTGCGCGGCGTGGACAAGGGCTTCATTGGCTCTACAGTCATGCGGAACACCCCCGGCGGCATGCAACTGTCCCCGTCTGCTGGCAAGTACCCATACGACACCAATTTCAGCGGGGAGCACCTTGGTCGCCTTGAGGACAACATCAATGTAGAAGCCCTGTTTCATCGCACCCTCAACCCAATCAAGCGTGAGTTGATGGAGCGTGAAAACCTCAAGCCCTACAACAAGGAAAGCTTGCGCAACGCCGCAATTGGGGCAATCGAAAAGCGCAACGAAAGAATCTCTCAACCTATCGACGAGCGGTTCTTAGACGACTACTCTGACTACATTACAGAGTTAAAGAAGCCAAGCGAATACAAGAGGGGTGGCAATGTTAAAGCATCGAATTCTTACAAGAAACGCGCTTCTATGTCTCCGTTAATGAAGCGATTCAAAACTGCGAGACAATCGCCCCTAAATGAATAATCAAAGGATGCAACCATGGCAACACAAATGCCGATAGATCAGAACGACGGACGATTCATTGAGGGCATGCCAGACCCGCAGGCTCAAATGGGCCAGCAGGGGATGATGGAGAACCCTGACGGCTCTGTTGACATCGAGTTGATGACCAAGGGGGCGGACATTGAGGAGTTGCCTGACGGCTCTGCCGTGGTGAACTTGGACGGCTACGGTGGCCCTGAAGAGAATGAGGACTTCTACGCCAACTTGGCTGAGTCGTCTGACCTGATGGCGCTGGACATGACTGCCATGCGCTATGTCGAGCTTGTGCTCAAGGACAAGTCAGCCCGTGAGCAGCGAGACAAGCAGTACGAGGAAGGCATCCGCCGCACGGGTATGGGCAACGATGCTCCCGGTGGGGCTAACTTCAACGGCGCATCCAAGGTCGTCCACCCTGTTATGGCTGAAGCCTGCGTGGACTTTGCCGCCCGTGCTATTAAAGAGATGTTCCCACCAGACGGGCCTACCCGCACCAAGATCATGGGCGAGGTGACCGAGGAAAAGACCGCCATAGCAGAGCGCAAGCGCGACTATATGAACTGGCAGTTGACCGAGCAGATCGAAGAGTTCCGTGACGAGCAGGAACAGATGCTGACCCAGCTTCCGTTGGGCGGCTCTCAGTACATCAAGCTCTGGTACGACGAGAAAAAAGCCCGTCCCTGCTGCGAGTTCCTGCCAATTGACCGTGTCTACGTCCCGTTTTCAGCGGCAAACTTTTACACCGCCCAGCGTGTGACCGAGGTTCACGAGATCACCTCCTTTGAATTTAAGCGCCGTATATCCAGTGGGCTGTACCGAGACATTGACATCATCCGTGCCACTATGGAACCCGACCAATCGGGTGCTCAAAAGGCAACCAACAAGATCGAGGGCAAAAAGTTTGAGGACAACGAGGACGGATTGCGCACGGTTTTCCATATCTACACTTCGCTGGAACTGGATGATGACCCCTACACCAAGGGTGAGATGGCTCCTTACATTCTGATGATTGACGAGTTGGACAACGAAGTCATTGGCCTGTACCGTAACTGGGAAGAAGGCGACGAAACCATGACCAAGTTGGACTGGATCGTCGAGTTCAAGTTCATTCCATGGCGTGGAGCCTATGCCGTTGGCCTGCCGCACCTGATTGGAGGCCTCTCAGCGGCCCTTACAGGCGCTTTGAGGGCATTGCTGGACTCTGCCCACATCAACAACACTGCGACGATGCTCAAGCTCAAGGGAGCCAAGATCTCGGGGCAGTCTCAGCAGGTGGAGGTCACGCAGATTGCGGAGATTGAGGGCGCTCCGGGTGTCGATGACATCAAGAAGATCGCCATGCCCATGCCATTTAACCCGCCAAGCCCTGTTTTGTTCCAATTGATGGGCTATTTGGAGAAAGCTGCCAAGGGCGTGGTCACCACGGCTGAGGAAAAGATCGCTGATGTCAACTCTAACACCCCAGTTGGCACGACTCAGGCGCTGATTGAGCAGGGAGCGGCTGTTTTTAGCTCAATCCACGCTCGTTTGCATGCCAGCCAAGCCCGAGTGCTCAAGATCCTGTCCCGTTTGAACCGTTGGTACTTGGATGACCAGCGCAAAGGCGAGTTGGTGGCGGATTTGCAGATCAGGAAAGAAGATTTTGCCCAAAACACGGACGTTGTGCCTGTTTCTGACCCGCACATCTTCTCTGAGACCCAGCGTATGGCCCAAATTCAGGCTGTCATGCAGATCATGGAGAAGCACCCGCAGCAATTCAACCAAAAGGCTGTGATTGAGCGGTTCATGAAGCAGATCAAGATCCCAAGCATCAACGAACTGCTGGTCAACACCCCTCCTGCCGAACAGCGAAGCCCTGCCGACGAGAATGTGGCTATGGCTCTGGGCCAGCCAGCCTTTGCCTTCATCACCCAAGACCACTTGGCGCACCTGCAAACCCACTTGGACTTCGGCAAAGACCCAATCTTTGGTAGCAACCCACTGATGGCTCCTCAGTTTGTGCCTACCCTGCTGGAGCACATCAAGCAGCACTTGACGCTGTGGTATCTGCATCGCATGAACGGCTACGTCAACAAAGAAAACAGCAGGGCAGTCAGCCAGTACGAAGACAGCCGCTTCACGGCCAACATCGACAAGCTGTACGCCTTGGCCTCTCAGCACGTCACTATGGACAGCGAGAAGGTGTTCTCTGGTGTTATGCCTGTGATCACACAGATGATCCAAACCGCCCAGCAGTTTGCTCCACAGCAACCCTTGCCCCCAGAGGCCAAGGTGCTTCAGGAAACCAGCATGGCGGAGACCCAGCGCAGGGCTGCACGAGATCAGCAGGAAATGGCGCTCAAGGGCCAACAGCACCAAGACGAGATGGCACTGGCAGACGAGGAGAACCAACTCAAGCTTGCCATCGCTATTGGCGACAACGAGACCAAAGAACGCATCGAATTGGCGCGGATGAACAGAGATGTTCAACGGGCTATGCAAGAGCGGCTGATACCCGCAATCCTTAACCGTCCTCAAGGAGACATGAATGGCTACCAGTAAACCGCAAGACAGCATGGGCATTCCAATGCACAAACGCATCGCTATGGGCGAAAAGCTCGATGGCTCTTCCCTACAACCCAAGGGCAACCCACAGCAATCTAAGAAGGGAAGCCTGCCAGCAAAACAAAAATGAGAACCCTTTCCGATTTCATCGGCGCGATCAAAACACGTCAAGCTGAAATAGCTTCATCCCTAGCAGCAGGTAATGCGGCTTCATGGGACGTGTACACGCGCATGGTGGGGCAATACGCAGGCTTAACAGAAGCCTACGAAATATTAAACACAATGTTAAAGGAAGAGAGAGACGATGAGTAACACATTGGTAGCTTCTGACGAAGCTGAGTTAGCTTGGGCATTCCCGAGCGTAGAACCCGGTGCGAAGCCTCTTGGTGGACGAGTTTTGGTGCAACTGCGCCGAACCAAAAAGAAGGTAACTAGTGCTGGGATTATTTTGGTCGAGGAGACCAAGGAAACCGAGAAGTGGAACAACATGGTGGCGAAAGTCGTCGAGGTTGGCCCTCTTGCTTTCAAACACCGCGACACGATGCTCCCGTGGCCTGAAGGCTCGTGGTGCGCTGTCGGTGACTACATCCGAGTCCCCAAGTGGGGCGGTGACCGTTGGGAGGTGAAAGTCCCCGGTGAGGATGTTATGGAAGACCCTGCTTTGTTCATGATCCTGAACGATCACGAAGTTATCGCACGGGTTGTTGGTGATCCCCTAGCTATGAAAGCCTTCTTATGAGCACAGAACCGAACAACAAAGACGACGAGAAGATTGTCGTCAACGAAGGTCAAGACGGCTCCGCTGTCATTGAACTGCCCGATCACATTCAAGGCGACGACCATGAAGATGAAGACCACGATGACTCCCTTGCCGCTGGTGGCGAGGTAGACGCAAGTGGTGACGAGGTAGCCCCTCCTGACGAGACCGATTACCAACGAGCGCGGCGAGAAAAACGCCGTGCCAAGCGAGAGCTTGCCAAGCGATCCAATGTCGAGAAGGACGTGAAGCTGCAAATGCTGGAACGCAAGAACCAAGAGTTAATGGAACGACTCATGGTTGTGGAGAAAAAACACCACGCATCCGACCTCGCCCAGCTTGACAAGGCCATTGAAGACCAAGAGATGCGCCTTCAGTACGCCAAGATGAAGCTGTCCGAGGCTACCAACGCACGAGACGGCGAAGCTTTAACAAAAGCACAGGACATGTGGTACGAGAGCCGCCGCAAGATTGAACAACTGCAAGGGTTCAAGAAGCAGGCTGTACGCCCTCAGAACGAGGGGAGCATTACTCCTGACCCACGGGTTGCCCGAAATGTAAATACATGGATGGAGCGCAATCCTTGGTTCAACGCTGACTTGGGTGATGTGGACAGCCAGATCGCTAAGAAGCTGGACGAAGCTTTAACAAATGAAGGATTTGATCCCGCCGATTCGGGATACTTCACAGAACTTGATAAACGCTTGCGTAATTACATGCCGCATCGTTACAATCAAGATACCGAGAGGGGTGTGACCTCTGGTAAACCGAGAAGGAATATTGTGGGCGACTCTGGACGTGAGTTCTCATCAGGCGGATCAAACCGCAACACCTTTACGCTGACCAAGGATCAAGTGTCGGCAATGAAGGAGGCGGGGTTCTGGGACGACTCAGAAAAACGCAACAAGATGATCAAACGTTACGCAATCGAAGCACGTCAACAAAATCTGAAAGGTTAAGCCATGGAATCCCGTCTCAAAAAATCTCTTTCTGCTGGTGGTAGAGAAGCTCGTTCTTCACAGGACGAAAGCCGTGAACCGCCGCAGGAAAAATTCATTTCGTCAAACGAGCGTCGCAAGATGTTTACCGATGAATGGAACCAAAGCGCACTGCCAAAAGCCCCCGATGTACCGGGATGGCATCTTTGCTGGCTATCAACAACCAATACATACGACACCATTGAAAAGCGGTTTCGTCAAGGGTATGTACCTGTGAAAACGGACGAACATCCCGGATACGAAAACTACCGTGTAAAAGCTGGTGAGTACACTGGATTTATCGCATGCAACGAGATGATCTTGTGCAAACTTCCTATGGACGTTTACCAAGACATCATGATGCACATGCACCATGAAGAACCAATGAACGAGGCCGACAAGGTTCGCGTTCAAGTGGAGCAACTTCAGGGAAGGCGCGATAGCTCTGGGAAGTCATTGGGTCAGGTTGAAGGCGAAGGATTTGGCAATTTTGACCAATCTGTTCCTATGCCAATCTTTCAAGGCTAGGGACACCGAAATAGGAGTAAGACTATGTCTGCAACAAACGCTCCATTCGGCTTGCGTCCCGCATTCCATCCTTCTGGTTTGGATCGTGCTCAGGCGCTTGCCAATGGCATTCTGGCCGTCTCTACGAGCGGCATCAATAACGTTGGTTATGGAACCAACATCCTCAAGAACCAAGCTGTCAAATACAACGCTGCTGGCTACATTGAAGTAGCTACCGCTGGCGATGCATTTGTCGGAGCCTTCTCTGGTTGCGAGTGGACTGACACCACTGGTCGTCGTCGCATCTCTAACTACTGGCCTGCAAGCGAGAGCTTTCAGACTGGTTCGGTTGTAGTCTATTTCTACAACGATCCTCTGATCGTTTATGAGATTCAGTCTGATGCAACTATTGCGCAAACTCTGCTGAACGCTCAGTTTGACTTGAGCAATGCATCAGCAGGCTCATCCGTCACTGGTTTGTCTCAAGCAACTCTTGGCGTGTCAACTGCAACCACATCCGCTGTGGCTCAGTTGCGTGTCGTAGACCTTGCTCCGTACCCCGACAATGCTTGGGGAGATACTTATGTAATTTTGCGAGTGACGATTTCTGAGCATCAGACCGTTGCAAACATCAACGCTTTCTAAGAAAGGAGTAGACCATGGCCGCTCCAATGCGCAGTACCGACTTTAGAAGTATTGTCGAACCCATTCTCAATGAATGCTTTGATGGTGTCTACGACCTTCGTCAAGACGAATGGTCGCGTGTTTTCCGCGAGGAAACAGGCATCCCCCGTAACTACCACGAAGAACCTGTCCTGTACGGTTTCGGTGCGGCTCCACAGTTGCCTGACGGCTCCCCTGTGACGTACCAACAAGGTGGTGTCTTATTCCTCAAACGCTATGTGTACAACGTGTATGGCCTCGCCTTCGCGCTGACCAAAGTGTTGGTGGAAGACGGCGACCACATCCGTATCGGTCAAGTGTATGCCCGTCACCTCGCTCAGTCCCTGATCGAGACCAAGGAAACACTGTCGGCCAACGTGCTCAACCGTGCTTTCAATAGCTCGTACCCCGGTGGTGACGGCGTTCAACTGAACTCCGCCTCTCACCCAATCGTGAACGGTACTTTCAGCAACTTGCTGACCACCGCCGCCAACCTGAGCCAGACATCGCTTGAGCAGATGCTGATTCAGATTCGCCAAGCAGTGGACAACAATGGCAAGAAGATCCGTTTGGTTCCCAAGCAATTGGTCGTGGCTCCCGGCAACGAGATGCAAGCTGAAGTTCTGCTGAAGTCTGTTCTCCGTGCTGGTAACGCCAACAACGACATCAACCCAATCAAATCGATTGGTCTGATCGACGAGGGCGCTGCCATCATCAGCCGTTTGACTTCTCCTACCGCATGGTGGGTGCAGACAGACGCTCCTGAAGGCATGAAGCTCATGATGCGTCGCAAGCTGGAGAAGACCATGGAAGGTGACTTCGAGACTGACTCTATGCGCTACAAAGCGACAGAGCGTTACGATGTCGGCTTCACTGATCCTCGCGCCATGTTTGGTACACCCGGCGTTTAATTATCCGAGTGGGGGCTTCGGCCCTCATTCTCTACAGGAGAAAAAACAATGGCAAATCTACTCGTAACTCGTTTTCCCAATGGCGTTACAAACGTCGGGGAAGATTCTCTGTTTGCTGATCTAACAATGCCAGCACCAACAAAGTTTCACACTTACTACGAAGATTTCGACTACTATGTAGCTGGAAATTGGACTGTAACTGAGACTCAAGCTGGTGCTACTCAGGCTTTGACTGACGGCGATGGTGGTTTACTTTTGATCACCAACACTGCCGCAGATGATGATCTCGTTTCTTTGCAAAAAGTAGGCGAGTCATATCGCTTTGCTTCAGGCAAAGAGCTTTTCTTTGAGGCTCGATTCAAGGTAAGTGATGCGACTCAGTCTGATGTGGTTATTGGTCTTCAAATTACCGATACAACCCCGCTTGACGTATCGGATGGTGTGTTTTTCATCAAGGCAGACGGCTCTACTTCGGTAAGCCTGTTGGTTGAGAAGAACAACACAGCAACTACGACCTCTAGCGTGGCTACTATGGCTAACGACACATTTATTAGTCTTGGGTTTTACTACGATGGCGCATCAAGCATTCAATACTCCGTAAACGGCGTTGTGGGCGGCACTTCTGTGACCACCAACTTGGTTGATGACGAAGATTTGACTGTGACAATTGCTCTTCAAAATGGTGAAGCCGTTGCAAAGACAATGACTGTGGATTACGTCTTCGTTGCGAAGGAGCGTTAATCATGGGTCAATTCAAACCAATGGTCAAAATGATGACCACTGAGCCTTCGGTTGAACTGAAGCTCAAAAAAGGCGGCGCTGTAATGAAAGCCATGGGCGGGGACATGATGGGCGACAAAATGCCATCGTTCTCCTCTATGAAGGGTTCTTTGGGCGCTCCTCGTGGTGGCATGGATATGGCGATGGCTCCTAAAAAGCCATCCATGGCGAAACGCAAAAAAGCCATGGCTACCATGCCAACTACCATGAAAGAGGGCGGGAAAATGGACAAGTCGCAAGACAAGGCCATGATCAAGAAAGCTTTCTTACAGCACGATGCTCAAGAGCACAAAGGCGGTAAAGGCACTTCGCTCAAGCTAAAACATGGCGGCAAAATGGCTACTGGCGGTGAGACAAAAAAAATGCCTGATAAAAAAGGCTTTTTTGAGTCAGTCAAAGACCATGTAAAAGAGGGCGCTATGCAGGTGGCGGACGATATTCATTACATGACTGGTACAGAGCGTGGAAAGAATATCGAAAAATCTTTGAATGAAAAGTATCCGTATCGCACAAAGGGCATGAAGACTGGCGGCGTAAGCTCTGGTGCAGGTGGCTACAAAGCTGGCGGCATCATCAAGTCAACAAGCGGCCAAACAAAGATGGTTACTGCCAAGAACAATGGCAAGTCCAACTATGCAACTGGCGGCGTGACTTCTGGTGCAGGCGGCTACAAGAAGGGTGGCAAGGCCATGATGGATGGCGGCATGGTTGGCGGCGGCATGATGGGTAACCCCATGATGGACGACGGCATGATGCGCAATCGCATGATGGGTGGCGGCTACAAAAAAGGCGGTGCTCCAAAAAAGTTTGCTGAGGGTGGATCAGTCCAAGATGATGGTCGCCCTCAGAAAATGCCACAGGGGAATAAACCCCCATCAAAACCTGTAAGCACCAACCGTCAGGCTGGTACTTTTAAAAAGGGTGGCGGAGTTAGGAAGATGCAGGCCGGTGGCGGTGCTGAGACTGACTATGACCCAATCATTGCTCGTGAGAATGCTCGTATGCAAGCTGAAAAGAATGCAGAACGCGCTGACAACGAAGAGATGAGGGAAATGATTCTCGGCGCACCTAAGCGCGTGTTCCAAGGCGCAAAACGCATGCTGGGAATGGGTGCTGTCTCTGATAAAGAGCCAAAATCAGTTACCAAGACTGAAAAGTCTGTGACTGTGTCTCCCGTGCCCAAAAAGCGCGGCGGCAAAGTCTGCTAAACCAAAGTGGGGGCTTCGGCCCCCGCTTCTAATTGGAGAGATATATGGCTGATGCAGTTACGAGCCAAACGCTTATAGATGGTGAGCGCACGGTAATCATGAAATTTACAAACATCAGTGACGGTACTGGTGAGTCTGCGGTTTTAAAGGTAGATGTTTCTGCACTTGCTGCAAGCGCATCAGGCGCTGCGTGTGACAGAGTTACAGTCACCAAAATCTACATCGCCAACCACGGCATGGAAGTCAGAATGTTTTGGGATGCCACAACGGATGTGCCGTTCTTTTTGTCGTCGCCCGGTGCAACGCAGACGCTTGACATGACAGAATTTGGCGGCATTACCAACAATGGCGGTGCTGGCGTTACTGGTGACATTGTGTTCAGCACGGCTGACGCAAGCTCTGGTGACACTTATTGGTGCATCTTAGAGATGGTCAAAGGATATGCTTGATCATGGAGATGAGCACACTCTGGGTTGCGGTTTTGACCATGGCTACCTCAGTCATGGGCTGGATTCTTCGGGAGAAGTCTGCTGAACTTCAGCGCATCACTATCTTGCTAAATCGCACCCGCGAAGAAATTGCCAAGGAGTACGTTACCAAGAACGAGGTGCATGTTGACATCAATCGAGTGCTTGATCGAATTGACAAGTTAGGCGAAAAACTTGATCGCATGATGGAGATGAAAAATGCCCAGTAAATCCCCAGCCCAGCATCGTTTGATGGCGGCAGTTGCGCACAACCCTGAGTTTGCCAAGAAGACCGGCATCCCCGCCAAGGTTGGCAAAGAGTTTGTCAAACAAGATGCCAAGATGGCGGGTGGTGGTTTGTATGCAAATATTGCCGCAAAGAAACAACGTATAGCCTCCGGTTCTGGCGAGAAAATGCGCAGTGTTGGTAGCAAGGGTTCACCCAAATCTAGCGATTTTGCAAATGCGGCTAAAACTGCTTCTTACAAAGAAGGCGGCAAGTCAACAGTAAACGCAGCAGGCAATTACACCAAGCCAGAGTTGCGCAAGCGCATCTTCAACGCCGTTAAGTCTGAAAATACGGCAGGCACAGGCGCTGGTCAATGGTCAGCCCGTAAAGCACAGGTTGTAGCAAAGCGCTACAAAGAAGCAGGTGGTGGTTATCGTGATTAAAAAGCCTCAGCAATCATTGAAAGCTTGGGGTGATCAAAAATGGAGAACCAAAAGTGGTAAAAAATCTTCTGACACTGGTGAACGATATTTACCAGAAGCTGCGATCAAAAGTCTTAGCTCTGCTGAGTACGCTGCGACAACTCGTGCAAAACGTGCTGGCAAAGCTGCGGGGAAACAATTCGTAGCGCAACCTAAAAAAATTGCGCAAAAAACAGCCAAACATAGGTCTTAATCATGGCAAAAAAACCCCCCTCTCTTGCTATTGGCCGTGGCGAAAAGTTGCCTGCTTCTAAAGGGGCTGGACTAACTGCCAAAGGTCGAGCCAAATACAATGCAGCAACTGGTAGCAATTTGAAAGCACCACAACCTCAAGGCGGCGCACGAAAAGATTCTTTTTGCGCTCGTATGAGCGGTGTGCCGGGGCCGATGAAAGACGAAAAAGGCAAACCAACCCGTAAAGCAGCGGCGCTTAACAGGTGGAAATGCTGACAAGGAAAAACAATGTCTTACTCAGGAACAGTCGGAACAACGGTTATCAATGTCCAGACATACATTGACCATGGCGCTCGTCGGGCAGGCAAGCTGGCTGAGGAACTGACTTCTGAGCAACAGATCTCTGCACGAGAGTCGCTGTACTACCTCTTGTCCAACCTCATCAACATGGGGATCCAATACTGGTGCATCAGCAAGAAGGTCTACGGCATCCAGCCAGACAAGTATGTCTATGACCTGCCAGTAGGCGGGAACGATGTATTGCAGGCTCTGTACCGCCGTATGAGCCGTCCTACACCCAACTCGACTGGGGGCTACACAGCCTCGTCTGGCGTGGCTGCAAACGCCTTTGACGACGACATCACAACCAAATGCACCCAGAACGCCATAAACGGCAACATTGCGGTCAATTTTGGCACTGGTGACACCGTCTACATTGGCTCAATTGGTGTCATGGCGGGGGTCACAGGCTCGTTTAATGTGGTGTTTGAGACATCCAATGACGGGTCAACATGGACTACGCTCTACGCCCCCGGTGTTACCGCATGGGTTGACGGCGAATGGGTCTGGTACGACATCGAGACAGGGGTGAACGCCCAGTACTACCGCATGCGCGAGACTGGCGGCAACACGCTGAGTGTGCGGGAGTTGTATTTTGGCAACAACGCCACGGAAATCACCATGGCGCGGTTGAATCGAGACGACTACACCAACTTGCCCAACAAGAATTTCACGGCCAACCAGCCATTTCAGTATTGGTTTGACCGCACAATCCCGCAGGCTTCGATCTACTTGTGGCCCGTCCCATCAGATCCATTTGTCCAGATGACTGTGTGGTACTCACGCCAGATCATGGATGTCGGTGCGCTTACAAATGAGCTTGAAATCCCCCAGAGGTGGCAGTACGCCATCCAAGCGATGCTGGCGCACCAGATGGCGCTGGAGTTGCCGGGTGTGGACATGCAGCGCATCATGTACTTGGAAGCTCAGGGCGAGAAAGCCTTTAACCTTGCAGAGCAGGAAGAGCGGGACAAGTCACCGATCTACTACGCCCCGAATATTTCGGTCTACACGAGGTGACATCATGGCAAGATTCCTTGACACCACGGGGATGTCCGACATAGCTGTCTTTGTGTGTGATAGGTGCAAGATGAAGCGCCCACATGCTGAGTCACGAAATGATCCCAACTTCCCCGGTCTCCTTGTTTGCGGACAAGGCTGTGCAGATGAGTTTGATCCCTATCGACTTGCTGCCCGAAAAACAGAGAAAATAACGATCAGATTCCCAAGGCCAGATTTGGCACTGGACGGCGTTGATGACCAGTCGCCAGCGTATGGCGGCAAGGTTATCACTCCATAAATTTAAGGACAGAAAATGGCACAGTCAGGCTTTACCCCCATCCAGCTTTACTACAGCACCAGCGCTGGCAATACGCCCCTTGCTGCTGACTTGACCAATGGTGAGTTGGCAATCAACACTAACGACGGTATCTTGTATTACAAGGACAGTAGTGGTGTGGTGCAGGTGCTGGCTTCAGGAAGCTCTGTTTCAATTTTGTCGGTGCTTGTTGCCACCACAGCAAATATCACTTTGTCTGGCACTCAAACAATTGATGGTGTTTCAGTGACTGCTAATCAGCGTGTGTTGGTCAAAGATCAGACATTGAGTCAAAACAATGGCGTGTATGTTGCCTCTGCTGGCGCATGGACTAGATCAATTGACACCAACAGTTCGTCTGAGATTGCGGGACGCATCATCTCTGTGCGCTCTGGTACGCTCAATGGTGGTGAGCAATTTGCAACCACCTTCAAGTCAACCGATACGCTTGGCACAACAGCCATGCTTTGGTTTCAAGTTGCACTGCAAAACACAGCCGTTGCTTTTACTGATGTTGATGCCACAAACCTTGAAGTCACCAACATTAAGGCCAAGGACGGCACAGCGTCTGCAACAATTGCTGACTCTACTGGCGTGATGACCATCACCACGCTGGCTTCCACAACGGGCAACATCACTACCGTCAACGCAACAACTGTTGATGCCACCAACCTTGAAGTAACCAATATCAAGGCCAAAGACGGCACAGCCAGCATTGTTCTGGCAGACACCACTGGTATTGCTACATTCAGCAAAGCCACGGTTATTTCCACCACTGACAACACCAACGCTGCCCTTCGCATCACTCAGCTTGGTTCAGGCAATGCTTTGTTGGTTGAGGACGCTACTAGTACAGATGCAACGGCATTTGCAATTGATTCGACTGGAACAGTGCTTGTGGGAAACACTACAGCGCAAACAATCAGCGGGATAACTCCAGCATATCAGCAATTAGGTGCTAATAATTATGCTGCTATGTGGTTAGGAAGGTATTCAGCAAATAACTCCGCAAATTTTATATACTTAACAAAATCTAGGAGTTCAACAGTAGGCAGTAACGCAATCCTTTCTAATAATGACGACCTTGGCACGATAGCATTTTATGGTGCTGACGGAACCAACTTAATTGAAGCAGCAAGTATTTTGGGAGAAGTAGACGGCACTCCCGGCACAAACGACATGCCCGGACGTTTGACTTTTAGCACCACTGCTGATGGTGCTTCAACGCCTACTGAGCGCATGCGTATCACCTCTGCTGGTAATGTGGGGGTTGGGACAGCTTCTCCAGCAGTAAAGTTGGCAATTAGTTCCACAGATGCAATTTTGATTCCTGTTGGTACAACGGGTGAGCGTCCAACTGCCGCAACAGGATATTTGCGCTTCAACAGCACGACAACTCAATTTGAGGGATACAACGGCACTGCATGGTCTGCTGTTGGAGGCGGCTCAGAGATAAACAACGACACCGCAACAGCAACAAATCTTTTCCCGCTTTTTGCATCAGCAACCAGCGGCATACCAACATTAATTTTTACCAGCAATGCCAAGTATTTGTACAAGCCTTCTACTGGCGAGTTGCAAGCAAGTGCATTGGTGGCATCAAACGGATTGGTGGTGAACTCCAACACCGTGGCAACAAGCTACAGCATCCCAAGCGGAAGCAGCGCCATGAGTGCAGGGCCAATGAGCGTGTCTGGTGGCGTAGTCGTTACAGTTCCTAGCGGCAGTCGCTGGGTTGTAGTTTAAGGAAATATATGGCAGTTACTATTGACGGAACAAGTGGAATTAACACTCCAGGCGTGGTGAACACTGCGGCTGAGACTATTGCAACGACCCTAGCTGTGACGGGTGTGACAACCTTTGCGGCTGGCACAGCGGCATTGCCTGCTATCACCACCACAGGCGACACCAACACAGGCATCTTCTTCCCCGCTGCTGACACTGTTGCAACATCTGTTGCTGGCACAGAAGGTACTCGCCTCACCTCAACAGGGTTGGGTATTGGGACAAGTTCGCCAGCTTATAAGGTAGATGTAACCGGCGCGATTAGGGCGACCAATACCAGCAATACAACAGTAGCCAGTGCTGGCTTTGATGCCACTACATCGTGGGGTCTAGAAATTACTAACGCCAGCACAACGGCAGGAAGCGGCGCTGGTATATATTTTTTAGGTGGAACTAATTCTGAGTCGTACATTGGAAACTTATACGAATCAAGCGGGGCTGGCGCTCTTAGTTTCCAGACCAGAGTTAGCGGCACTAGAGCAGAGCGTATGCGTATCGACTCCAGCGGTAACTTGCTGGTCACTAATGCTGCCGGTCTTGGTTACGGAACAGGTGCTGGTGGCACTGTCACCCAAGCAACAAACAAGGGAACGGCAGTCACCCTAAACAAGCCTACGGGTCAGGTAACAACAAACAACGCTGCACTGGGGTCTGGTTCTACTGTTTCTTTCAGCATAAATAATTCCATAATTACCGCTACAGATGTCGTTGTGGTTGTTGTCTCTGCTGGTAGTAGCTACACAGTTCAACCAGCATTTGTAAGTGGTGGAGTCTTTAATATCAGACTTACAAACATAACTGGTGGCTCACTTTCAGAAGCTGTCGTAATCAACTTTGCCGTCATCAAAGGCGCAACATCTTAATCAGGAGCAAACCATGTCTTATCTTGCCGCAGTCTGCCACGACATTAAATCAAACACTTTAGAGGCCACATGGATTGAAGAAATCCTTGGCAGCGATGGCTTGCCAGTAGAACTCAAGCGGGTCAAGTGCCGCAATTACAGCATTGAGCAGAAGGCTGATTTCCTTGCTGACTGCGGTGCTGATGGTCAGAAATACGTCAGCATGGCTGGTTGGTAATGAAAGCCCTTATCACAGCCCTGACAACCCGCATCACCGCACTGGAGGCAGCATGAGTCTATTAGCCGTTCAAGGAGGCGCTACCGGCACGGGTACGGTCACCCTGTTAGCCCCTGTCACAAACACAAACCGCACACTGACGCTGCCTGACGAAACAGGCACATTGGTTACATTAGCATCAATACCAGCCAACGCCTACATAGGTGGTAGAGGCCAAGTATTTACAAGCTCTGGAACATTTACTGTCCCCACGGGAGTCACAGCAGTCAAAGTAACCGTAATTGGTGGCGGCGGTAATGGTGGCGCGGCTACTGGAACCACCTCATCGGCTGGTGGTGGTGGCGCGGGTGGTGCTGCTATTGAGTTTGTCACCGGACTTACACCGGGCGATCTTATAACAGTAACTGTTGGCACAGCGACTCTTACATCTTCGTTTGGCTCGTATTGTTCCGCTACTGGAGGCTCAACCGCAGCAACTAATACCGTTGGCTCTACAGGGGGTAATGGCGCTGCTGGCGGCGCTGGTTCTGGTGGAGATATAAACATTACTGGCTCTAACGGCTTTAAAGGCTCCATTGATACAGCTCTCAATTTGTATACAGGTGGTGGTGGTGGCGGTTCGTCAGGCAGCCCAACAACAGCGGTTTCAGATGTAAATCGGTACGGGGGTGCTGGCCTTCTAGGGGGCGGTGGAGGTTCTCCTGCACTGATTACTGGTGGAACTCAAGTTGGGCCTGCGGCAACCGGATTTGGTAATGGCGGCGGTGGCGGTATAGCGGCTACTGCAACTGACGCTGCTGGTGGCGCTGGTTCTAGCGGCGTTGTTGTTGTGGAGTTTTAAAAATGAAAAACGCATTAATTTCCCCAAACGAACAAGTTTCTTACATCTCTGCATGGGATGGGCAAACACCTGTTTACACTGTACTTGGTCAGCGTGTAGCACAGGTTTCAGACGCTCAGTTTGAAGTTGCGCCACCATTGTTCTGGCTTGAATGTGCAGATGATGTAACTGCGATGGGCTTTTACTACAGCCAAATAAGTCTGGCGATTGTGCAGATTCCAGAATCACCGCCACAGCCTGAACTGGTTCAACCCGTTACCACTGGTTCGCAGACGCTATAAAGGCGCAGTGTTTGTAAACGTATTCTCAGAAGGAAAGATATGACAGTATCAATTAGTGGGACAGATGGAGTCACCTTCAACGACAGCAGCGTACAGACCACCGCTGCCACGGGCTTCGGGTTCAAGAACCGCATCATCAACGGCGCGATGGTGATTTCACAAAGAGGAACAAGTTTTGTTTCCCCTGCTAGTGTGTACACCATAGACAGATGGGAAATGGAAGAAAATACGGATGGAACAGTTACAGTAACTCAAGAAACAAACGCGCCGACTGGGTTTAATTTTTCACAAAAGTTTACTGTAACAGCAGCGGATGCTTCTCTTGGAGCGTCACAGGATTTAATTGTTGGGCAATATATAGAAGGATTTAACACTGCTGATTTAGTTTTTGGTAGCGCGTCAGCAGCAACTATTACCCTGTCTTTTTATGTTAAATCTTCTTTAACAGGAACATTTGGCGGCGCATTACAAAATTCTGCAAGAACAAGATCGTTTCCGTTTACATACACAATTAGCGTGGCAAGTACTTGGGAACAAAAAACAGTAACCATTGCTGGCGATACATCAGGAACTTGGATCGGCGCAACTAACGGCATTGGTCTACGGGTTTATTTCGGTCTTGGTGTTGGCTCTACACTTAGCGGAACTGCTGGTGCATGGGCTGCGGCTAATTACTACTCAGCAACAGGCGCTGTTTCCGTTATCGGAACTAACGCTGCAACATGGCAGGTCACAGGCGTGCAGCTTGAAAAAGGCAGCACAGCTACATCGTTTGATTACATACCTTATGGGACGGAGTTGGCGCTTTGTCAGCGGTATTATGCACGGATGGTTGCCGGAACAGGAACTGAAACTGGATTTGGCACAGGGTTTTTTACAAGTTCTACGGCGGGTTCTTTCTTTGTTAAATACCCAACAACAATGCGTAGTTCACCTACAGTTAGCCAAAGCACAACCGCCGCAAACGACATTACTACGACTACTGCAAACGTCACACTTGGGACGTTATACGCTGGTTCTGATAGCGCTCAACAGCGTTTTACTATTTCAAGTGGGGGAACTGCAAATCGGCCTTGTATTTGGGTTGGAACAAGCACAGCAGCCTATGTTGATTTTGCAGCGGAGCTATAAAAATGTACCAACAACTATTGAACTTTGATAACACAATTGCAGATTGCATCAGACGCTTGGTTGATGGTGCAGTCATTCCCTTCGACCCAGCGAACACAGACTACCAAGCCTACCTTGCATGGCTGGCAGAGGGCAACACGCCAGAGCCTGCTGATGCCTGATGCCCTACCACCTCCGCCTCCTGTGGTTCAAGCGCCAGCAGTTGAGTGCGTAAGGTGGTCGTGGTCATCCGACCGCAAAGAAGTTTGGTGTCTCCAGTGGCGTGAGAAAGGCAAGCCTGAACCTAAGAAAGTAGCGGAGAACGAAAGTGATTGATCCACTCACGGCCCTAGCAGGTATACAGGCAGCAGTTGCGCTGATCAAGAAGGTCAGCAAGACTGTTGACGATGTATCGTCTCTTGGCCCCGTCCTTGGCAAGTATTTTGACGCAAAGTCCACTGCAACCAAGGCGGTTGTTCAGGCCAAAAAGTCCAAGTCGTCAATGGGCACTGCCATCCAGATTGAGATGGCTTTGGATCAGGCCAAGCGGTTTGAGGATGAGTTGCAACTCTTGTTCATGCAGGCGGGGAAAATCGATGTGTGGAACCGCATTCGGTCTAGAGCAGCGGCAATGGATGTGGAGTCTGCACATGATGCGCGGCGTGAAAAAGAAGCTGCGGCTAACCGCAAAAAAGAGATGGATGAGGTCATTGAGCTTGTGCTGCTGGCAAGTGTCTTTTTAATTTTGGTCGGCGCTATTATTTATTTCACCTTGGGCATCCTTGGGCAGCGGCAGTAACTGTTAGAAAGGTAAATTATGTTCCCCCTCACAGCCCTTTTAGAAGTCGGTGGCAAGCTCATCGATAAACTCATTCCTGACCCACAGGCCAAGGCCAAGGCTCAATTAGAACTTGCACAGATGGCGCAGGACGGTGAGCTTGCCAAGATGGCAAACGACACGGAAATGTACAAGGCAGAACAGGAGAACATCACAGACCGCTGGCGCTCTGACATGGGTAGTGATTCGTGGCTATCTAAAAACATCAGGCCAATGGCTTTGATCGCAATATTTGTAGCGTTCTTCCTGTTCACAATGATGTCAGCGTTTGG